CTGAAGTTTCTGCATTAGTCAAATGCCGAAAAATCCCATATTCTATATTTGTTGTAAGGGTAAATAGTAAAGGGGAATTGCGACTAGCAAAACCTTGTGAATCTTGTATGCTTGCCTTGGAACAGGTAAATATAAAAAATATTTATTATAGTGATAATAATGGTAATATACAACATATTGCGCTATAAGCGCCTGAGAGCCTTTCTCAGCTTATTTTGTATAAAACTAATGGTTCGGTATGGGTACATTAAAGAAAACGTCTCAGAAACGATCACAGGCAGTCAAGATTGTCGGTATTGATCCTGCATTACGAAATACAGGCATAGTTTCCGCTGATTTAATAAATAATGATATAAAAATAAATTATGTTAAGCTGATTGAAACGACAACATTAAATGAAAAACCAAAGGCCGTTGATGATTACAAACGTATAAATTTTATTTATAATAATTTAAGGCTGATTATAGATAATCATGATCTGATTATAGCGGAGTTCCCTATAGGTTCGCAATCAAGCCGCGCCATGGTTTCCTATGCTACTTCTATTAGTATATTAGCATGTTTTAATAAACCAATTATTCCTGTCACGCCGAATGATATAAAGAAATATATTGGCATAAAAAATGCAAGTAAGTCTGATTCAATAAATTATGTCAGGCAACATTATCCTAATTTTCCATTTATATTAAAAAACAATAAAATATTAAATAAGAACGAACATTTAGCGGATGCGATGATTGCCATACTTGCAGGCATAAAAAAAGCCGACGATGAGCCGGCTTTTATTAATTTTTTTCAATTATTATAATTTTTCCAATATTTTTCCGCATTTTTCATTGCTAATATTATTCTATCACGTCCAATTGGATTTGCGGAATGTACTTGCCAGTTTATCTTGCTTATTTCATTATTAAATGCCTTTTCTTCTATCCATCTCGCTATATCATATCCTGATTTTTCTTCCCCTAGATCATGGTCAAAAGAAATAAAAGTAACTTTGTATTTTCTTAATAATTTAATAGCATGGGCAAATGTTTTTGCCTCTAAGTCGAAGTCATCAGGTTTTGGTCTAACATCGTCTATCCATAGTTTCATATTTTTCACCTAGTGTAGTGTTTTGTTTTTATTTATTACGGCAATGTTATTATTCAAAATCAAAAAGTTTAGTGTTTTAGTCTGATTTTTCAATGCCTCAAAGTCTTCAGGCATTAAGGTTTTTTCTATTTCTGGCCCCGGCATAGGTATTTCTTTTAATGGTGTAATGCCGAAGTTATCTAGCAATGCTTTCGTGGCATCGTCCAATTGTATCCTAAGCTGGACGTACATATTGCGTTTATAGATTTTTTCAATATCCTTGTTTGATAGTTTTTCCATGTCATCAATTCCTAGCATAGCCTTTAGGGTTTTCAAAATATTCATCGCATGGACACCAAAATTAAGGCTAGTTTCAGCTTTAATTCACAATAAGAAATGTCTGTATGATTATCAAATTTTTTAATAATATATTCTTTTTGTTGTATAGATAAATTTTCCCATTTAAGCATTTCATGATTAACCAAATTGTTCCATTGATTATTGATTGCCTTGATTAGGTTTTTGGTTTGCATGTTTATTCTCCCATGGAAAACAAGGTGCTAGTGCTATCATGCACTAGCACCTTGCTAGTTAGATCATTCCCAAGTAAAGCAACCAAGACGGATAACCGTGTTCACAGACGCCATCAGGTTCGACGATGCATCCGTCTGTTGCCTCACAAATGCCCTCATATACCCATTCCTTTAGAGTTTCAATGTTGGGCTCGTCTGTAGTTGGTTCAGGGTAAGTAAGATTCCGGTTTTCCATTGTCTTAATCCTCTTTTGGTCCACGTATCGGCATGATAATAGCAAACGCTTTATTTGACTCAAGATAATCCGTTTCTACTTTAATTTGTGCATCAGGTTCATTCCAATACATTTGGAACAAGGTTTCGCTATTCAAGGCATCGTCTAGATAAGCCTTGTTAATATAAATGAAGTTTTCATCATCAATTTTTATTTTATAAGCAAAATATTTGCCTACTTTTACAGTCTCAAAATCGCTAACATTAAAAACCTTAATGTTTTCGTAGGTTTTGTTAATGATTTGCAGAAAGCTGTTATTCCAATTAAATTGCAAGTTTTCACGGGTTACCCGATTGTATGCTTTATCATAGGTACCAGGATCAATTGATGGAATCTTTTTTACATGCAGTCTATACCCGTCTGTGGCAAACATTAAATTATGAACGTCTGAAACCTGAATATAATTAGTCCACCCACGAACGTCATAAGATTTAGGCAATGCTTTTTTGATCCAATCTTCGGCTGATTTTGCTTTTTTAGGAACGCTTGGCATGAAATATGTATAAAGTTTGGCTAGTTCATATTCTGATGGAACATGGCCGCTTTCGATCATATTTTCGACGATTGAAAAACATTCCTTTTTGGTCGGCTTTTTTGAGAGCAATTGATATGCAGCAAGATTAATAATGTTTTGTTTGTCCATGATTTTCCCCTTTTAGATTTAATTAATCTTGCTATTAATGGGGGAACATTCCCCCATTAATTAGATAGAAATATCCCCATGGAAAAATTCGTTTTCCTGAAGATTTTTCAAAAAAGCATACAGGTGTTTCCGCGCAGTTTTTGCAGTTTTGTATGCTTGGTCGGAATCAGGGCGATAAATAGTCCGGCCTTCCTTATCAAATACAACGCCCCGATAAATCCGTTCACCTTCCCAAGCGAACGGCAGGGATTCGACGATATAGAAAAAATCGCCGTAATGTTCTGATTTTTGGTCGGCAGGAAAGATTCCTGCCTCAAGGATACGCGCATTAAAGAATTTTAGCGTATCGTCATCGACGTAATGGGTTCGGCCATTAAGCTGATCCTGCGCATAATCGACAGGACGGGAAAAATATTTTTCTTGATACTTTGTTCCTTTTCTAGCCATGGTTTTGATCCTCTTGGTTGGTTAATGACTTTCCCTAATGGGCCATTATATGTTAGCAAGTTTCATGTTCGAATACAACATAAAAATTTTTATAAGGTTATAAATTTATTTTCTATGTCGTCTTAAATATCTGCGCCACGCTTTTCCATAGGGATATCGAACGCGGACTTGTACTTTCTTTTTAGTTTTTCTTGCAAGCTTTGCAGTTTCAATTAAATCTTTATGATAATTCATTAGTTTTTCTTTAATTGTTTTGCCTTTATAATGTCGTAAATAGTGTTCCAACGCGGCATGATTATTTGGAGGGTTTTTAAGTAAATTTCTAACCCAAGCTGCATCTTGCAGTAGGATATGCATGGAACGGTTCATTGCATTATTCTCCGTTATTTATATTAAGTTTAGTTTGAATTGCCCGTGATTTTCCAGAATGATTTTATGCACAATGGGCATAATTGTTTCATCATCCCATTCAATGGGTTTATCCTTGTTAGTCAATCCTAAATATTTCCATGCTTGGCGTAATAAATTTGCTTTTTCTAATATTTCATTATCTACTAATATTCTGGTACTGAATTGCGCCAGACAAGAATATTCAGGAATTCCGTTAAACATTGCAAACGTTACGATCCAGTCGCTATTGTAATATTCGGCGACGATGCTAGTATCTTCAGAATCAATAATTTCTAGCTGATTGCCTTGCGGCTTAATGTTCATGATTTTTCCCATAACGACAGGTTCTAAGAAACGATCGGTTCAATCAAACCTTGATCAATTGCTTGCTTAACCGTTTCTTGAAACGCTTTTTCATAATTGAAGGATGCACCGTTTTCTACCAAAAAATCAAGCATTTCTTCGATATAATCGGTGCCTGATTGGCTAATAAATTCATCGCTATCAAGCAAAATCCATTGCGCGATGAAGTTTTCAACGGTTTCAGTATAATATCCATTAGAATATATAAATGAACCGTTATCATTAAGGTTATTAATAGCAGTTACAACGTCATCGATTGTATTCATGTCGGCAAAGTATTCCATAATTATATTCCTCTATTTTAGTCTTCAAGATATGTTTTTGCGTCCTTTTGATCCTGAATCAGAAAAAAATCAGATGGGCCGAATATTTTTCCGTCATCGCGTACGACGCGTGCGGTTCCGATACGAACACGCGGCCCATTGGATGGAAAAAGATCGATCGGGTTATGATATTTTTTCCATATTCGCCATGCACCGATTGGCGTGCTTGCATGGCCTTTTTCGGCCCAGAAAAGGCGACCATGCTTGTCTGCGTTAGCGACTTGGATAGTGTATTTTGCCATGGTTATTTTTTCCTCAGATTTATCTAGTAAAACAAGGATCAGAATTAAAAGTGGCATCGCTCCATTTATTATTGTTTTTCAATGCCAGTTTAATTCCGGTTTCTGACAAAATAATAATCTTCGTGTTTTTATTTTTCTGATTCACGCTAGCAATTCGTTTTGCATCATGCAACGAATTTGCCTCAATTTTATAAGCTGGTGGAAAGGTTCCAGGTTTTGATATTTCAATTATTTGATAAATAGCCATGATTTTATTCCTCTTTTTAATAACTAAAACCCATGGGGGAATTTTCCCCCATGGGTTTTATTCGGTATCGCGTTCAATTTTGATTCCCGTTTCCTGTTCAAGGGAATCATAAAATTCTTTATCATAGGCCAGTTTGTGAGCGTACCATTCGACGGCCGTCCACAATAATTCCCCTAAAGAGCGCGCGGGATATGCTTCCCCCGTAGTGTCTTCATATTCCGCCAAAAAATCGTCGATGGCGGACAGGTGGCGGGGAAGATAAATAGAAAAGTCCATATGATGAATAAGGTTATAATCGAGCGGGAGACTGCAATTCGGCCCGTTGGCCGAATCCAGATAATAGGCGATAGCGGACTGCTTTGGTCTTTCACCGAAATAATTTTCTTCGAGTAGTTCGACAATATGCTCAAAAATATCATTAATGATAGTGTTTTTCTGCATTATCTTAATCCCCTTTTTGGTTTGCCTGTGGTCCTAATAGTAGGACCGCCTTTTGAATCATGTCAAGCCTTTTTGTCATGCTCGACACGATTATATCTAAGCATCGACAAGCCTAGACAATGCTATAGCCAAATACAAGTAAAAAGATTTTATGATGACGATTAAATTTATTTATGATCTGATTATTAAATAATCTGGCATGATTATTGTATAACATGCCTGGTTGGCATGATTGTATGACATGCCTAACTGGCATGATTAATGCATTATATATTAGAATTTGATAACATAATGTTACCCTGATTCGCCTGATTGTTATATAATTATTTTATTATATAATTATTTTATTATATAAGAATTTTATTAATTACTAATTGGCATGCTTGTTGCAATTCATTACATATAAGGAGAAACCGGCTTTGGGCTTATTTGGTATGCTTTTTGTAAGCAAACTATTCAATAATTTTGTTTATACCCTTATAAAAAATTTTAGCATTTACAAAGACCATGTTTGTGATATTCTAGGCTTGCCAAACGTGGCAATAACCAGAACCAGGAGACAATATCATGGAAAATTTAATTTTTTATAAGATTGACCAAATTCCTGAGGTTTTCGCCCCCGAAGCGGCTTATCTTGATGCCTCGGGATATGCCTTCGTCGGGGTCCTGAAGGGCTCTGATGGCATCATCAAGGCGGCAATATGGTTAGGCCGCCCGCCTACGCAATCAACCCACATCTTAACTGGCCCCGAGCCGGTTCGGTTCCCTACACGAGAGGGTGTACTTATCCCCATCTCGACGGGGGATACCGGCTGGAATCAAATTCCCGCCTTAGTACTACCTGCCCGGTACGGGGCGACTATCGCCCCAGAATATAAGGTAGCCGCTCCGTATCAGGCTGCGCTCATCGAGGCATTTGAGCTTGGGGAGTTAGCTTAGTGCAGTAAACAACCCCTCGACGCTATTTTGTCGAGGGGTTGTTTTATGTCAGTATATTAGAGTTTAATAATATAATGTTAGTCTGATTTGCCTGATTGTTATATAATAATTTTATTATATAATAATTTTATTAATTACTAATTGGCATGTTTGTTGCAATTCATTATATATAAGGCTGATTGTCTTTAACATTAATTGGCATAATTATTGCATTATAAATTAGTCTTATTTATGGCATTATAAAAAATTTAATGTTTGTGTTGGTGGATTTTGTGATATTCTACACTTGCCAATTCTGGAAATAGATAATTTGGGGGATAAGACAATGGAAAATTCGCAAGTTAATGCTGCTATTCTTTCTGCGGAAGAAGCGGGGCGCGCCGTTGTTCGCTTCGGCGCCAATTTCTCGACAATCAAAGAAATATCCGAGTATTTCTACCATGAACTTGCTTATGGATATTGGGATGACATTATCCCAACAATATCCGTAGAGCAAGCGCGTGATGCCTTTATCCAAGGCGTGATCGCCGAACAAAACAAATAACATACATTCCCCCACAGATTTTGTGGGGGAATTTTAATGCATTATATATTAGAATTTAATAATATAATATTAATCTGATTCGCTTGATTACATGCTATGTCATACATGGCATGATTAATGCATGATACATTGATTTAATTAAATAATTATATAAGTATATTTTTATTTAATCATGGTCTGATTTATGCCTGATTGTTATATAGTTATATAGTAATATAATGCTGATCTGATTCATCTGATTGAATATAATTATTTTATTATACGTTGATTAGCTAATACGCCTGATTAAATATTAGAATATAATAATGTAATTGATTCCTGATTCGCCTGATTGGCTATTAGCATTTAATTATATACTGATTAACTGATTAACTAACACGCCTGATTGGCTATTAGCGTTTTATTATATTTTAATAAAATAATATTATTAAATAATTATATTAGAATATAAGAATAAACTTAAGTAACAATATTAGAATATAAAAGAATTTAGGCTCGAGTACATTCTAAAATAAGAATATGATAAAATTCTAATATAGTTTATTAATTAAATAGGCCAATTTTAGAGTTTGGCATGGGTTTTGCAATTCTTTATATAAGGGATTGCATAAGGATAAGATTAAGTTATGTGGCTATAGAATTTTTTAGTGTTGCGTTGGTGGGCGAGTATGTTATCCTAGACTGGCCAATGTAGGATCACACTAAGAGGAGGAGGTCATGATCTATCCCGCTACTGATCGTCACTTTGTGATCTTCGGCGGGTACTCGCCCGCCGTCATCTACGTCACCCCCGCGTGGGGTGACGACCTGGACCGCTTTTTTGCGCTCCAGTTCATCCCCGCTTGGGCGGTCCCCGCCCAGGTGGACCGCTACGGGAAGGTCCAGGCGGCCTTCCCTGACCCGGAGGGCCTACGACTGGCCTTCCGGTCGGCCCCTTACGGCCGGGGGCCGGAACGGGTCTCGGTCTTTTCGCCAGAGGGGGATCATCCCCTCTGGCGGGTTTTCGAATTGGACGGGGTCAATCCCCGTCCAATTCGCCAATGGGTGGTCCGGGGACCCCGGACCACCCCCATGGCCCACCCCGAACCTCAGTCGGGGTGGGTCCCACCCACCGAATGGGGGCGCTCGACCCCCTATTGGGTCAGCCCGTCAGGGCTGACTTTCCCCCAAGACGTGCCCGACCACCGGCGGCCACATTGGTGGCCGCCGGTTTGACCCGCACCCCGCCCCACCAGATTGGTGGGGCTGGGTTTTCTATTGGCCAGAATATTAGAATATGATAATATAATTGCAAATTTATGTATATTTTTAATTATATTATTATATTCTGATTAGTGCCTGATTGGCATGACTGATGCATAACATGCCTGATTGGCCTGATTGCGAAGCAACATGGCCATGATTGGCCTATATCTTGCATGGCCTGCTGGCTAGAATGGGTCTTAGAATCAGTCTAATAATCATTACTGCTATGCAGTAATGTTAACAATAATCATTATCATTATCATTGGCACGCATTGTGCATACATGCACGAATTGTGCCATGCTGAGGATGGCATGGTGTTTGCTAAAAATAATATGAGTTTATGGCAGGATAAGAAATTTATGTGTTGCGTTGGTGGGCGAGTATGTTATCCTAGACTGGCCAATGTAGGATCACACTAAGAGGAGGATTCGTTATGACCCGCCCCACTACCAAAATTCGTACCACCACCATCTCCACCAAGCTTGTCGTGCAGGAAATATTCCTGCACGACACAGGGGAGCGTCACGTCAAGGGCCGTTGGGCCCAGGTCGGCACATGGAAGTGCCGGCATATCTACGTCCGCCACGACGTGTGGCGGACCCTCCAAGGCCGCCCAAACCCCCCAACCCTCGTCCTTGAGGTCTTGGACCTCAGGGACGAAATCCTCAGGGCGTCCCTCTCAGGGGACGTGGGCCCCCTGACAGTCACCCGCAGGTCCGAGCGACGGCACATCGGTGGGCCGTCCTCCATGGCCACCGCCCAGGTCCAATGGTGGGACCTGGGCGGGGTCGTCGGGATCGGAGGGATACCGCCGTCCGATCCCTAACCAGCACCCCACCATGCCGAGCAGGCATGGTGGGGTTTCTTATTGCCCACACTATCACCATATCCTTATATTATTATATACTAATACCTAACCAATTCTTAGACTCATTCTAATTCTCACCTAAAATTCCCCCATATTTTACCCTATTTTTGTATTTTATAACTCCATAAAATCCAGTAATAATGCGGCTTCCAGCATTATTATTTGCTTATTTTTTAATATTTTTCTATATACGCGCTTAACGCGCAATAATAATAAATCACCAAAAACCCAACTTTCCTATATACGAAAAAACTCGGCTGTTGGATTTTTAACTTATCTTTTTGGATGGCCAAGAATCGCATAAAAATGCGCCTTTCAGCGCGCATAACTTTCCATTTTTGCGCTTTATTGCGCATCAATGCGCGTATGCACTAAAAACACAAAAAAGCATAATGGCACAGAACGTGCAATATGCATGAATCGTACCAGCATAATATGCCGATATGCTAATATAGCGCCTCAGATAACGCCTGAGCGCCAAAGGCGCGCAACATGGCATACCCTATGCATACATGCATGAAATGCGCCAGAATCGCACCACAGGCGCGTGTAGGACCATATAATAATATAATGGTATGCTAATGTTTCACGTGGAACAAGAGAAGGGGAGAGAATGGTGTCTAGTGTGGCCAGGTGGCTAGTGTGGCCAGGTGGCGAGCGCCTACACGTCCCAGGGGGGGGGGCAATCGGCGCGTGTGGGGTGGCGCGGAAATTGCAATATAAGGACAAATATTCTGGCCTCATTTTTTCATTTGAAAATATATTAAGTATTAATATTCTAATCTAATATGGCCAAAATATCATGACATCATTTTTTCATTTGGAATTATAAAGAATTTCTTGGTCTTGTTTTTTCATTTGGGATTTACTGGCTTACTATAGGCTGGTTTTTAATTAAGCCAATGTATTCCATCCTTATTATTTTGTAATAGTTTGTTACTTATCTAATCTAAAATAAGATATTATTATACCTTTTATTTGAGTTAATATACTTATATATTCAATTCTTCCATTTTATTTTTTATTTGTTTAGCTAGATATAAAAAGTGATTAGTGCTTATACATGGTTTTTTGTTTTCAAAAATGAAATTGAATAAAACATTTATAGCTACCGTTTTATGATAGCCTATACCATTACTACAGTTATTTATGTTTAATAAACTGAGTGTTGTTATGAGGACGTTATATTTGTCTATTTAGCTGAGTTTAATATCGCGATATAGTTTATGCGTATATAATTTTATGTAGGTCCCTACTTACATATTATTTATTTTTATGTAATTGTTTTTGCCATAGGTAGGGCAGAAGCTAATAAAAGTATTTCGGTTGATAAGTATTTTCTGTGGTAAAGTGCTATTTAATATAGTAATTTCCTTTGTTATACTGTTCAATATAGTAGGCTCTGTTCTATCTAACAATACTTTATAATAATATAAGTCTTTGTATAGATTGTAAATAGTATTTAGACTGGTTTTATTTAGGTTTGGTATGAAAAGATTTGTATCCATTGTTAGCTGATTAATGGCTTTCCATACATTATAGTGTGTAGGGTGTTTATTTTTTGTTTGAAGGATTCAGCCGCAAATATATAATAAGATGAGGTCGGAGGCATTTTGGTTAAATAGATATATAATAGTAATGAAGATAATGGATAATAACGAAAAGTCTTATCTTGTTTAAGATTAAGCAATGATATGCTTATTATATAAAGAAATGCAAATCTGTTTGGTTTTGTAAATATCTCAAATGTATCTATAGAATAATTATATAATTCTGTGTATATAAAACACAAAGAAGGCACTATATGTAATCTGCCGTCACTTACATAATAAGAAATGTTTTTATCATAAGATAGTGTCCTCAATTTTTTGATGAATAATGTGGTTAAGGGCCTTGGAAAATTGTCTGTTAATTCTTGGTAGTTATTTATGTCATTATATAATTCGTATAACTCATGTAGTTCTGATTTGGTAGGTGTATAGTCAATAAACATTTAATGTCTCATTAAATAATAAATTTAGCTGACGGATTTTGTTTTTAAATGCATTAAATATTATACTAGTACAAGTAGATTGCCTTATACTATAATTTATGTTGTTTGCTTTATATGTTCTTTCTAATAAAGCGTACTCATTAAATATGATAACATCGTTTGCTATTTTACTTTGGGTATGGGTATATTCAAACAAACAAGTTGTAAGCATGTATAAAAATTGGAATTTTAAATCTTTTTCATGTGAAAGCCTTTCCCAATTTATAATTGTATAAGCATTTAATTCTTTTATGTATATAAAATTTCTATGATAAAGATTGAAAACTATAATGTCATCCCTTAAATATAAAGGATCGCCATGCATTGTAGTATTTAATTGTTTTAGCTTGTTTGATAGAATTTTGATGAGTTTTTCATTATAAGTGTCCATAAGATAATAGTATTTAAATATATCATTATAAATACTATAAATTTTAGGTATGTCGTCCTTATTGAAATCCACGAACATTTTATTTGTTGAACGACAATGTAACGCAAATTACACCACAATTTGTGGCAACCGTATGAATCCTAGAGACGCCGAATACGACGAAATCTCGTTTTTCCCTAGAATTTTCAGTGCAATAACAACTATTTACCATGTCATAATAAAAAAGTTTGTTGCCGTAACCAACAAAATCACAAAAAGGATCGCGATCATTACAGGCAAATTCTGTATAAATCTGTAATGGAAATAACATAACTTCCTTTTTGAAACCTTAAATTCCTATAAACCACGCATCATCATGAGCACCTATCCCGAATAGAAACTTATGTATTATAACTTCCTTTACGTTAAATTGTTTGTTCAATTCTAAAAGAAAAGTATCAGAAAAATCTAAAACACTGATGGCAGGATTATCTTGAAATGGCTTTTTGTGTGTCCGTAATTGTATTTCTGTGTCTGACAAGTAATCAACTAGGGCTTGGTAAATATCTTTATAGTTTTCCATATATTGGCTCCTAAAGAAGTAATAAGAAATTATTTACTGTACATGATTGATTTTAATTCGGTTATTTTTCTTTTTATATTTTTATACATGAAATCGTAATAAACATCAGCCGGCATAGTTAAATAATGATCAAAAACAATTTTATATAACCTATAAGAATCTACTGGATAAAATTCTTTTTTTGGATACTCTGAATCTTTTTTTATATCAAGTAAGCACATTGATAATATAAAGAAGAAATAATTATCAAGTTCACTTTTATTTATACTTGTAAATAAATAATGGCCATCTATTCTTATACCAGTATCGTAGTATTCTACATGTTTTGAAAGGAAAGTTGGCGCAAAATAGACACTATCATTCGATATTATTAGTATATCACGATGCAAATTTGCATTTAATGTGGTAATATCTGTTAATAGTGTATCCACCAACACTCTATTTTGTCCGTTAAGTAGGGTTTGGTAATTATATAAATCTATAAATTTGTTATATAACTCAATAATTTGTTTTTTCGTCGGTAATGTGTCTATAAAAATGTCTTTAGGGGTCATTGGTTTAATCCTAAACAATCAATCACTGAACGCAAGTGTGATAAGTGCCGTTGCCGCCACAATTGGAACTTGTCCGTTTCCAATGCAGCGAAATCTATCCATCCTATGGGCCATCCCATTAACCATTCTTCCGTTTCTGGGATTCTCCGCCCAAACACTTTGGTATGATTTTTGCAACTTTTCCATTTCTGCATAGATGGTGCATTGTAATTTGCTTTTGTCGTCGGCGTATGCAAGTAACCAATATCTTCTCCGAACGTGGTCACTACCCAAGTCTTTCGCGGAAAGGGAAATACCTTGGACTTTGTAACCCAGCCCAGCCAAATCCCTTCCTGCATGTTCAATCGCGTTCTTGCTGACATTTTCAGCAAAGACATACCATGGGGCGACTTCTCGTACGATTCGGAGCATTTCTGGCCACAAGTCTTCTGCAACTTTTCTGCCTCTACTTGCACTAGAAAATGCCTGGCACGGATAACCGCCCGAAATGATATCCACAAGTCCTTCCCAACGTCTTCCATCAAATTCTTTGACATTTTCAAAGATTGGGAAAGGTGGCAAATGGCCTTCGTTTTGCCGCATAAGCACAATGTTCCTGGCGTATTCGTTGATTTCAACACCGCATACTGGATGGATACCGACCAATGTGGAGGCCAAAATGCCTCCACCGCAGCCTGTGAAAAGTGATAGTTCATTCATTTGCTCTCCTTTATCTTATATAAATAATTTTTTCATCGCAGCTTGTTGCTGTCTTTTAGTCAAATCATCGATAGAGACTAAGCTTGAACCATTATTATATAGAATATAACGCAAGGAAGGTTTTACATACTTTATATCATATTCCCCATATAAAAACTTACAATTATCAACTACATAATGGTCTAGGTTTACTTTAGATTTTTTTATTAAAGTATTTAATTGCCTTTTGTAAAAATCATTAAAAAATGAGGGGCTATAATGCGAAGATAATAATTCTTCATTATCCAAAATACTTAAATAATAAGTACTAGTATAAACCTTTCTATATATATTTTTATCAGCCAAACTTAAGAATAAAAATGTATATAAGTCATATTTATTTATTTTATTATCAAAAAACGAATAAGAAAAAGCTGTTGTATTTACCAGACAAACAAAAAATGCTTTTCTCATTTTTTGCTTTTTTAACAAGTCTTTATATCTATTTTTATTATAAAACAGTGCATACAAAAGTAATATATACTTATTATACTCAGAATACATTTTAACTTTATTAGAAATTATAAGCCTCAAATACATCTCCAAATCAAAAGTATTCAAAAATTCAACAAATATTTCATAATATTCTTGTTTATTGTATCCATCCCTGTATAAAATGCAAAAAGGCTCATTTTTAATTGTTTTTTTAAACTCAAAAATGTCTAGTTTGTTCGTATTTAAACAAAAATGCATCTTCGCGATTTCTTTACGAACGTTTCTATCATTCACACAAAATAAAAAATTTGATAGTCTGAAAGTACACATAAAAGCTCCTTAAAATATTGTCACATCAACTAACAACAATCGAATGTAATTGCTCTATTTTATATTTTATCAACTCAGCAAACCCCGTATAGTAACTGTTTTTATCATTCATAAATATAATTAGATAAATAAGATTAAAAGAAGTGGGGCGGGCAACTTGAACACCTTTCTCTGATTTTATATCCAATAAACAAATGGAAGTCAATAGAAGAAAAGTGTTGATATAAGGCTGGCTAAAACGTTCATTATAATAATATAAATTTGTATAAAGTATGCTTGAATACTTATTACCATTATATACAATAAGATTAAGCCCAATGGTAGGGCTAAAATATAATATGTTGTTCTGGATTATTAAAACGTTTTTTGGTAATTTATTATTTATGCTTCTTAAAGAAGCAATTAAATCATCTACTAAGCCTTTGTTATACACCCCTACAAGTAAATAATATTCATAAATATTAACAAATAGCTGGTATGCAAAGTCTAAGTGTTCTTTGTCTGGCAACTTATCCATAAACATTATAAAAGTTCATTATAAATTTTATATATTTTAGGTTTTACTATATTAACTATTTTATGGTATAATGTGTTGCTACAACTAGTAACTTTAGTTAAATGATCTATCAAAAAACTAATACTTATAATTTTATAATCAACATTTTTATTTCTAATAACCATACAAGACGAAAAATAAAGTAATATTGCGAACTCAAGTTTTATATCTTTACAGCGAAATCCTTGACAAAAATAATCAGAAAACGCTATATAAATATTATCCTCTTTTAGATTTACATAAGCATTACCATCAAAAGTTATATTGAAAAAGAGATTATTATTGGATTCATATAATACAAAAGGAGAAATTATAGAATCATTCATTTCCATTAGTATTTTATTAAACTTTAATAATAGTTCTGATGAATAAACTTCAAGTATTTCCCGATATTTATGAATATCAACATACAGCTTGCATAATTCCTCTATATAATAGTTATTTACATCAATATTCGAACTCATAATAAAATCTCTATAAAAAATCAAATCAAAAATACTTTGTTATATTGAACAAACATTTATACATATGAGTAAATTCCCTCAATATTTCTTTAGGAATATATCTATCATATTGTTTATTAAAAACGATTGACTTATATATAAGATTAAAAAATAACTCTCCTTCTCCAAATATAATATCTCTTTTAAGTGTTTTTCTTTCTTTATAATACTTACATAAAGATATGACCAAAATAAACGGAAATTCATATACAATGTCTCTTATTTTTCCTTGTTCATATACAATAGTACTATATCCATAAACTTTATAATATGTAGCATCGTACCTAAAAAGACTATAAAGAATTTTAGTGGAAAGACTTAAACAATTAATCCCATTTGTCTCATAAGTAACACATTCCATACCAAACACATTATTGTAATAATTAAAACTGTCCAACAACTTATTATCTACATCATTCGTTAAAATATAATAATTATACAACGCTAGATAAGCATTATACATTTCCTTTATAAAGGAAATGTCTTCAACAAGTTCTATCTTTTTCTTATCAATCCAATCATTTTCTGCCAGTCGATCCAAATCCATTTTCATTCCTTCCAGTTTTGATACCCTTAGCCATGTTTTTCAAAATTTTAATTTCTGGGATAATAACAGGCATAAATAAAATTTGACAAACGCGCTCATTATGCTCCAATTCATATGCCTTATCACTTGTATTTACTAATGTAACATACACAACGCCATGATAGTCACTATCAATAACACCAATTTGGTTTCTTAGTTGAATACCATGCTTAGCGCTAATACCAGAACGCATGGTAACAATACCGACGATATTTGGGTTTCTAATATAAAACTTCCAACCAGTAGAAAATTTTTTAACTTCTCCAGGCTCTAAATAGTACTTAAATAAACCTTCTCTCAGTAAATCCACCCTAAGGTCAAATCCTGCGGACCCATCCGTAGCCCGCTTTGGCATAGAAGTATCTCCATCTTTCTGAATATGAACGACTGCCTGTAAATCTTCTAACATTTTTACCTCTTTATTGAATCAATTTATCTTTTAACAGAATATAAATAGGAATATCCGCTTCTTTACATATTTTATATGTTTTTTGCAAGGATTCATTCCATCTGGAAAACCTTTTATTCATAACAATGAAGTCTTGATGCACTACTATACCAGAAATTCCGGCAGTAATCAACTGTACACAGCACCTAATGCACGGCGGCATTGGGTATAAATAAAGCCAAGTACTCCTAACATCTTTATGGGCATTGAGTACAGCATTGATTTCTGCATGTATAATTAAATCATATTTAACACTTCGATCATTATATCTATCATCATCTTTTATATTTGGGGGAAACCCATTATATCCAAACGAATAGAACTCTTTGCCTTTGGCTAATACTGCACCTACTTGCGTACTGGGGTCTTTAGACCAGCTTGACACATGCTTTGCTAATTCAACCCATCTACTATGCCATTTTATTTCGTTTGACAAGACAATGGTCTCCGTGATTTTTGCCAATTTTTTATAATACTATCCCATTCTTTTAATGTAGTGTCTCTATTCGATTTCCAAATAAAAGGATTATTCCAATTAAAATAAACAAACATAATTACGACTTCCTCCATCTCTGGCTGACCTACTACTTTATAATACCAAATCATTTCGTCAAGTACGCAAATACGGGTCATTTTATCTATATTACATAACTTGCGTCGGCATTGTGCTATATATTTATCCGTATTTTTTATATAATTGTGCATATACAATTCAACTTCTAAACCGTTCTTTATTACTATATCATCATTAATAGTTTTTAATTTTTCTACAATACTATCCATGTTGAAATTTGTTAAATAATATTCTCGCATTAACTTAGTCTTCGTATATCCAACATATAGTAAACAAGCAAAATATTCTATTTCTTTTTCTTCTAATATAAATGTCTTGTGTAAATGCTGGTTAAAGAACTCTATTAGTATGTCTATTGTCCCTTCCGCTAATCCTTCTTCTTTCTCTATAATGTCATTATCTTCTTTTTTATTATATATACGATAGGCTATTCTTCTTATCTGTAAATTAGATAAAGATAGATTATTTACTAATTTTTTAGTTTCTGGATCATTCAAATCTATATGCGTCTTTACCTTATAATTTGGATCAATACTTTTTATTTTCTGCTGTACATAAGGTCTATTTATGTTCAAGGCTTTGGCAATATAACTGTATGGATATTTTTTTTGCATTAACTGTTTTAGTAATATATATTTCTTATCGTCCCAAATAATACGTTTTTTTGTCATATAGACACCGTTAGTTTATTAACAAGTTTGACATTAAATAATTTTACTGATAAAACCTTTTTATAAAACCCTAGGGCATAGTATAGTGTTTTTTCGCAAAAAAAGTAAAGACCGCAAACAAATAGAATCGTCTCCTACAGAGATTTTAGGTTATAAGAAAAGTTCGCCACCCTCTTATGGGTCTGTAGAATTACTAGATGCGTACAACAAAATGCCATGGCTTCGTGCTGTGGTGGGAAAAATAGGCCAAGCTGTAGGTACTACAGAATGGCATGTATATAAAGCAACAGATCAAAATAATAAGTCAAGAAAAATAAAAAATTTAACTGTAACTTCAAAGGAAAAACGCAACAAAGTATACGAGCAAGGCTTCTATAAAAGCGGAAAGTCTATTTATCCGGTAGAGGAAGTTTTAGACCATCCTATTCTAGACTTGCTTTATAAAGGAAATGAGTATTTTATAGGAAGCGTTGTTTTACAAATTACCCAAATACATTTAGATTTGGTTGGCGAAGCATTTTGGCTATTAGAGAAAAATAAATTGGGCCAACCCATCGGTATTTGGCCATTACCTCCTACCTGGATCAAAGATTTACCAACTAATGAGCATCCTTTCTATAAAATACAGTTTGGCAATTCTGCAGCTCAACGAGAAATACCAGTAACAGAAATTATAAAATTTGTTGATCCTAACCCATTAAACCCCTATGGCCGTGGTAGTGGTATTTCAAGAGCATTAGGTGACGAATTAGAAACGGACGAGTATTCTGCTAAGTTTTTGAAAACATTTTTCTATAACAAAGCCACGCCTGACGTTATCATTTCAGCAGAAGGTTTACAAAGAGAGGATACCGAAAGACTAGAAGCTAATTGGTTAGCAAAACACCAAGGATTCTTCAAAGCATTTAAGCCCTATTTTATAAATAGAAAACTTGATATAAAAACCATAGGATATGACATGCGTGCCCTTCAAATGACTGAACTAAGAAAAGTCGAAAGGGATATTATTATGCAAGTATTCGGTATCCCGCCAGAAAAATTAGGGCAAAACTCTGCTTCTAATAGATCAACGATCACTGCCGCAGATTTATTCTGGACAAAAGACATATTAATGCCACGGATTGAAAATATTAGAAGAACATTACAGCTTCAATTAGTGCCCTTGTTTGATGAGACACTAATTTTAGATTTTGACTCACCTATTGTAGAAGATAAAGAATTAGAATTACAAATAATGCGAGCAATGCCGGGTGCCTTTACAAAAAATGAATGGCGTGCCGCAGCAAATAAACCATCATTAGGAGAAGCCGGCGACGTATTTATTTTACGAGCAGGGGAAATGGAAGTATCCATAGATAATAACCAAACTGAAAATCAACAAACTACGGATACACAAAATGCTTCTTATGAATTATTTAATGAATTAAAAAATAAAATAGTATCTAATTTAACAAAAGAACAAATTAAAAAAATAGAAAAATCCATAGGAATAGATGAGTTTGTAAAACAAGCATTACAACATTACGAGGGTAAATAATAATGCGTAGAAAACGTAAACAAATTAAGAAAGAATTACTTAGGAAAACGATCAATCCTAGTGAAATTAAAGCCATGGATGGAAAAGATAATAATAGACGTATGAAATTTATTATTTCCACAAGTTCTCCCGACCGTGACGGAGATATTATTGAAGCATCTGGATGGGATTTAACTAATTACAAGAAAAACCCCGTCGTATTGTTTGCCCACGATAGTTGGCGTCCGCCCGTGGGTAAAGGAGTTTCTGTGGAAGTTGATGGAGACAAACTGATCGCAGAAGCGGAATTCATGGATGAATCTATTGATAAAACAGGATTTTCAGAAACTATTTATCAAATGCTAAAACACGGATTTTTGAACGCCACTTCTATTGGAATGATTCCGCATGAATGGGAAGAACTAACCGATGAGAGAGGTAATATCAAAGGATTCCACTTCAAAAAACAAGAACTTTTAGAATTTTCAATTGTGCCTGTCCCAGCAAATCCAGAGGCATTATCTTTAGCACAAGAAAAAGGAATCAACATTGATCCTTTAGAAGATTGGTTTGAAGAAGCCCTAGATTGTTGGACAGAATATAAGAATATTCTAATATTACCAAAGAAAGATATTGAAACTTTATATAGAAAAGCCAAAAAATTAACTAAAGGTTCTAAACAAATGGCAAAAGAAACTGATGCTAAAGAAAAAATGGTAATTACCTATGATATGGCTCATCCAAACGGTACACCAAAGGAGCCTAAAGAATCCGATTGGGACGGTCCTTATGAAGTAACGCAGGCTACTGTAGAAGACCTTATGGTGATGTGTGCTTGGCATGAAGACAAGCCGGAAGAAGACCTAGTAAAAGTGGACTTCAAACTACCTCACCATCGAGCAGAAGGAGATCATGCACTTGTATGGCGTGGCGTTGTAGCTGCCATGGCGGCTCTTATGGGGGCCAGAGGCGGTGTTGATGTTCCTGAAGAAGACAGACGGGGTATTTATGACCATTTAGCAAAACACTATGCGGATTTTGAAGAAACACCACCAGAATTTAAGCATGTAGAGGAACAAACACTAAAGTCTGATGAATTTTACATGGACACTATTACAGGACAAATTAAGCAAAAAGAAGAAAAAACAATTAGGGATAAGGATACCAATGTAGAAAACGAGACTAAAAAAGAAAAAACAGACGAAAAAGATGAAAAAATTGATGAAAATATTATGTCAAAAGAAGATAAAAATACTGAAATTTGCAAAGAAAATAAAGAATATTATGTTGCTATCAAACAGGCTGATTTGTCTGTAGAAATTAAGGCAAATTCTTTTGAGGAAGCGAAAGAATTGCTTAAAGAAGTAAAAGATTTGGTAAATACTAATAAGGAAATGGTTGAAAATAAAGAGGAAAACAAGGACGTGAAAAAAGCTGAAGAAAAAGAGGTGGATGATAATATAGACACTTTATTAAAATCCGTAATAGATGATTTACCAAAACTAATTGATGAAACTTTGAAAGAAAAACTAGGCAATTGAGGTAGAAAATAAATGTCTGATAAACAAGAACTTCTAAACCAGATTAAGGAAATGATCGCCGCTAAGGTGGATGAGGCGGTAAAACCTTTGAAAGAGGCTTCCACTGCCGATTGGAAGAAAGATATTTACGGAGCCGACAAGGTACAGAATAAAGCTGTTCCTGCCGCTCGTATTGTTCGCGCCCTGGCAGCTGCTCGTGGTGACATTGAAAAGGCTGCTCGTTTCGCCAAGCGTGCTTGGGATGACGAAGTAGGCAAAGCCATCAGTGCCACTTTTGAAAAAGCCCTAGATGCCGGCGTTCCTACTTCTGGCGGATTTATGATCCCCGAGGATATGGTATCCGATATTATTGATCTTCTGCGTCCTCGGTCTGTAGTCCGTGCTGCTGGTGCTCCTACCGTACCTATGCCTCGTGGTACTCTTACTCTGCCCAAGCAGACCGGAGACGTAACCGCCAGCTATGTTGGTGAGTCCACCGATATTACTAGCTCCACCCCTGCTGGTGACCAGATTGTATTGTCCGCTAAAAAGCTGGCGGCTCTTGTTCCTGTATCAAATGACCTGCTAACTTATGATGTTGGCGACAGTGCTGATCGGTTTGTCCGAGATTCTCTTGTTCGTCGTATCGCTGTCCGCGAAGATGCTGCCTTCCTGCGCGACGATGGTACTGCCAATACTCCTACTGGCCTTCGCTACCAAGCTGCCGCTGGTAATGTAATTGCTTCTGCCGCTACTAGCGCCACCGATGCTGCTAATATTGAAGTCGATCTTATCGGTGCCATCAATGCCCTTGAAAGTTCCAATGTTGATATGAGTGGCCCCGCTTGGTTCATTTCTCCCCGAACCAAGAATAACCTGATGAAACTTCGGGATGCCAACGGCAACCTTATTTATCCTGAGCTTCGCAGTGATACGCCAACTCTATATACCTTCCCTGTGTTTGTAACTACAAACATTCCTACCAACCTAGGCACCGGCACTAACGAATCAGAAATTTATCTAGCCAATATGCCTGACACTCTTATTGCAGAAACCGGAGGTCTTGAAATCACTGCCGATCCTTCTGCTGCGTATATTGAGGGTGGTACTCTTGTATCTTCCTTCTCTCGTGACCAGACTGTAGTTCGTGCCATTGTACGCCACGACTTCACCGTGCTTTATCCTGAGTCTGTGGCTGTACTCACTGGCGTCCTATACTAATAATAATATAATGACGATATTGGCCCTGTACTAAGTACAGGGCCTTTTTTATTGAAATCAAACTTTGCATAAATTAGACTTTCATATATAATATGTTAATACTCATTTATACTTTTTGGAGGTATTTATGAAAACAGTAAAATTTAATTACAAATCTGGTATTTATAATCCCGGCGATATTGCTACTTTTGAAGATGATGTGGCTGAAAAAATCGTAGAACGAAACTATGGGGAATATGTTGAACTACCTAAAGAAACTGTAGTATCAAATAAAAAGCAAATGAAACCTAAGTCTAATAGACGTAAAGGTTACATTACCAAATGATTGATATAACTCCCATAGAAGGAAATAATATGACAACTATTGATTTAGTGTCTAAAGCACTAAATCTAACTAATGATGAATTATTAGAAAATAAACAATATATAGATTTATTGATAAAAGGAGCATCTAATTATATTGAACAATATACAGGTAGAGTTTATAATTATTCAGATGTTATAGAAAAATTACCTGGAAATGGTCAACTAAATATATATGTCAGTGTCAGACCTATAAAAGAATTGGTAGAAATAAAAATCTTTGATACGGTAATTGATCCAAGTTTATATGAAATAGACAATCCAAATACAGGTTCTATCTACAAAGAGACTGTATGGGTTGATTACACAAAATACCATGGATATATAGAAAAACAACCAGCCATGTCTAAACATGCTTATACAATTACTTATAAAGCTGGTTATTATATGCCAGGGTCTAACCAAAGGGACTTTCCTTATGATTTAGAAATTGCATGTATAGAATTAGTTAAGCATTTATACCATAGTAAAGATAGGAACTATCTAGTATCTAGAGAAGTAATTGGGGACGCGCAAAGAACTTTCGCTACAATTGGAAGTGTAGGCGTGCCAGATATGGTAACAGAAATACTAGATAAATGGAAGGCATTTTGATGGATATTAGTTTTGCATTAAATCAAAAAGCCACTTATTGGGAAAAAAATGGTATTGATGGTTTTGGTAAACCTGTATTTTCAACACCAAAACAAATAAAAGTTAGATGGGAAACAAAAGAAAGATTAAAAATAACACCTGCCGGTGAAGTTTATGATTATAGAATAGAAGTTTGGTTTTCTTTTGAGCCAAAAAAAGGAAGTTACATAGCTAAAGGAGTTTATACAAATACCGACCCAAACACTATTACAGATGAAGTGTACATAATTGAAAATATATTATCTACCCCGTCTGTGGACGGTAAAACATTTGTATATAAGGCAATACTGTAATGAAAATTACCTTATCAGATGACTTCAATAAAATAGTAGAAAAAGAAATAAAAAATAAAATAGAAAAAGAATTATTACATATGGGAACCATAATTGTCGAGGAAACAAATCCTGTGACTCCCCTTGAGTACGGAAGTTTACGTTCTACTATAAGGGCAGAAACAGAAAGTTCTTCAAAAATGATTAAAATGCAAGTGGGTGTGGCTGGAAATTATAAAGGAAAAGAATCACCTAACGCACCTACAGGTTATGTAGATTATGCTATCGTTATGCATGAAGACTTAACTTATACACCACATACACCGGGCACCGGTCCTAAATATTTAGAAAAAACTGTTAACTCTTTAGAAACCAAATTGCACGATGAGTTCATAAAAAGAATTAAGTTATGAATCCTGTAACCATTGACCTAAAAGATATATTAGAAGCAAATGGTGTTGGAACTTTTGGTGCTACCAATGGTTGGGGAATCTACATAGGCTTTGAGCCTGAAACACCTGATACTACAATAACATTGTATGATACTGGCGGTGGCAGTCCTTTACCTAATTTATTACTAGATTTTCCTACTATACAAACAAGAATAAGAGGCTCTGTAGGAGATTATGAAGCAACCTACCAAAAAGCATTAGAGGTTAGGGATGTTTTACTAGGTTTGCCATCACAAACAATAAATGGAACTTTATATGATGGTGTGTGGGCTAATTCAGATATTATTTATTTGACAAGAACAAAAGACAGGCCGGTTTTTGTTATAAATTGGCGTATTGCTAGAGAACCGGCTACAGGTAATAATAGAAATCCACTATGAGGTTAAAATAAAATGGCAAAAAAAATTAATGTATATGATGGTACTAACTGGTTAACACTTCCAGGTTCATCCGGCGAATATACCGAGGAAGCTGCGACTACTGACGATACTGTATTTGGTGCTACTTTTAGTTCTAATGAGTCAACACTTATTACTTGGTCTGTGAGTGCTAATGCATACTTCAAAGGTTTTGCAGGTTATAAGGCCAAGCTATTAAAGTTCTCTGCTAGTGCTGCCAATACCGGGGTTGCAATGACACAGGAAACCGGTCAGATTTATACTTTAGGTACCGGGCAGGCCTTTGACCGTAATTTTCCCGTTACTGTTTATGATGGTGCTACAGATGTAACTGCACAAGTAGAATGGATTGATTATTTATTTGGTCGTATTAAATTTGTTGATACCTATACTGTAACAGGTTCCGTTACTGTTGATGCCTATATCATTAGTTTTACTACCGTCGGTACTGCTTCTTCTTTTACACTAACTCAAAATGCCGACGCAATCCAAACCACCGATTTTGCCACTGCACAGGGCAATAATGGTTTCCATACTTATAATCCAGGCCTTCGTACTGTAAGTTTAGACCTTACCGGATTTTATACAGTTTCAAACGACTTCAGTAATATTTTACAAGGCCGTCAAGAAATTATGATTGAGGTAAATCCTGATGGAAACAGTAAGAGCATTGCTCGTGGCTACTTTAAGGCGGCCTCTCATGGGCAGAGCGGTGATGTAGGTGCTTTAGAAGAAGAAACTATTACTTTCAATCTAAATGTGCCTGACGACCAAAAGCTATATTTGCCTTTCTCTTGGCAACATGCTTCCGATACTACACTATCTCCAGCAGTAAAAGTTGTCCTCGATAACTGGCTGTCTGAAACCAAGACTAATGTTCAGTACCTATATAATGGTACAAATGGTTATCAGGGTACTAGCGTTATTACTGATGTTAGTTTAGAATCTTCATTGGAAGGTATGAACACTTTTAGTGTTTCCTTCCAAGGCGACGGTGCTCCAACAGCTATCTAAGGTGATCTATGAGTAACGATATTCGTAATAAACTTCTAACTGATATTAAACCGGAACGTGTAAAAATTAACCTACGTGGTGTTGAAGTAGAAGTACAACAGCCAGTAGTTAAGGATATTCTTAATGCCGATACAGAGGACACGACCTTTATTATTGATATGATGGTAAGATATTGTTATGTGCCTGGAACAAATGAACGTGTGTTTGAAGAATCAGACAAGGAAATTATCCTGCAATGGCCTATGGGGGATTGGTTTACTACATTCGGCGAAGCATTTAATAAATTAGCTTCAGTAGGAAAAGACGAGGCCAAAAAAAAGTAAAAGAGAACCCCCTACTGCAAATGGTACTTGCAGTAGGGGAACTTTTACACTTAACAATAAAAGAAGTTATAGAACTAGATTATAATGAATTTTTAACTTGGGTAAGCTGGATTGAGTTTAAAAACGAGGAAGAAGAAAAGGCCATTAAAAAACAAAACAATACAAAAAGTAACAAAAAAGTAGTAAGAAGAATATAATTACCCCAAATAATAAATAATATTTGGGGTAATTTTTTGTGACTATTTCAGTAGGTGACATTACCTATACTGTAAATGTAGATATTAGTGGTGTCTTAAAGGCACAAAAAGCAATAAAGGATTTTGAAAAAAGTCTAAAGTCCTTAAAGCAATTATCAAACAATATTAATATAAAAATAAATTTATCTGGATATGGGCAGGCAGCAAAAAACCTGAGAGAGCTTAGTAAGCTAGCTAAAGATAAAACTATAAATATAAAAGTAAACAATGCTGATATAAAAAACGTAAATGATAACTTAAAAAAGGTACGACAAAAATCAAAAACAAGTCTTAATATAAAAGTAAATAATGCTGCAAAAGTAAAAAAAGATTTAAGAGAAATAGATAGATTATTAGCCAATATAAAACAAAACAAAAATATACAAATAATAGCAGCAACTGATGTTGTAAGTCGCGGTAAATCAAGTGGTAATAGTAAGACAGCCGCTAGGGACAGTAGTGAAATAAGGAAATTACGACAAGAAGAAACAATACAACGATTACTTTTACAAAATAGAAAATTATTACAATCAGCTAGACAGTTTTCTGGGTTAGCATCTCAAAGAATAAAGGAACCTCTATTAGAAGCGAGAAAGGAATTATTATCTCTTAATAGGGCATTTAGGTCTGGAAAATTAGATTATGCTGACTATGTAGAAAGTGTAGGCAATGTAAGATTAGAACTTAAAAAAGCATCAGATCAGCTTACCAATTACAAACTAAATGTAAGGGAAACAGGTAGGCTTATGAAACAAATGGAATTAATGCAAACCAGATATTCATCCGCTTTAGAAAAAATAAAAACTGCTGGAATTTCAGATTATAAATCAAATTTTGAAGAAAAGTTTATATCAGCGCAACAGATTTTACGATCAAAAACCACACCTATTTCTCAAAAAACAAAAGCCGTAGCGGAACTAGATAGAGAGCTACAAAAAGTAATAAGAGACCAACAACGATTTACACAGGAAGTTAAACGAGTTAAAGGTCTAGCTGGACTATTTGGAAAACTATCAGATGCTATTAAGAGTGTAGGTGCAGCTTACGCAGCCTTCTTAATATTCAGTGGTATAGAAAAATTAATAAAAACTACTGTAACATTAGCCGATGAAACTAAAGGGCTTAGAGGACAACTAAAATTATTAGTAAAAAATCAAAAAGAATTAGATAAAACTTGGAATGACTTAATAAAAGTAGCCATACAAACCAGGACAGATTTAGCACCTACAGTAAAATTATATACAAAGGTAGCGGCTGCATTATTAAACTTAGGATATAGCAGCGAAGTAGCATTAAAAACAGTAAAAGCTATAAACACATCACTTGTTCTTAGTGGATCAAGTGCACAAGAAGCTGCATCAACAGTTATACAGCTGTCTCAGGCTTTCTCAAAAGGCAAACTAGATGGTGAAGAACTAAGATCAGTATTAGAAAATAATCAAGTCTATGCACTAGCATTGGCTAAAGCCCTAAAAGTTGCAGGCGATAATACCGCCGTTACCACTAGAAACGTGCTAATGGCAAGCCGTGCAGGGAAAATAACACTCGATGTTATGGTTAAAGCTGGCCAAGCTATAAATAAAGAATTGGGGGATTCTTTAAACAATATTCCAATACGACTAGGACAAGCTGTCTCTATTCTGAAAACCCGGTTCATGGAAGTTATTTCTGCGATACAGTCAGCGGTAGATTATACTGCAATGTTATCTAAAGTTGTTTTAGGTTTAGCAAATAATATAAAAATAGTTACAGTAACCATTGTTAGCTTAATAGGCGCTTTAGGAAGTATGGGAACTGGAGCACTAATAAGTAAAGTATTTAAGTATCTTAGTAAGAATATGTTTGTGTCTTCAGCCAAAGGAATCATGAAGATAGTAAAATCATTTAAGACACTAAGAGGCGCTTTTGGTTGGATAGGATTGGCTTTAACAGGAGTTAGCGCAGCTATAGCTGTATATAAAAACGATTTAATAAGTATAAAAGGAGAAACTTATACTGTAGGGGAAGTACTACAGGCAGTTTGGCTAGCAATAAAAGATGTAATAAGTAAAGTAGTAGATAGGGTAAAAACAAAGCTAAAAAATTACATAGAATTTTTCAAGGCATATAAAAAGCTAACAGTGGAAATATTTAGGGTTATAAAGAAAAATCTAATTGATTTTTATAATTCTGTAAGTAAAACATTAAATAAATTAAGTGGTCCATTTGTTGCTTTTGCTAAAGTAATAAAACATTCACTTATTACTGGCCTGGCTGCTATTAAAACATTTAGGGAGGCTTTGGGGAAGGCATGGGAAGAGAAATCACTATCTGCTGGTATTGAGTATTTTAAGAAGAATATAAATAAAAATATTAAGGAGGCACAAGATCAAACATTTATTACAAACCTTTTAGAAGCATTTTTGCCAGACAATGCCGCAAAACAGGTTGATGAAAAAGTAATAAAACCTATAGGAAATGCAATTGATTTTATTAAGGATAAAACAGAAAATGTTAGAAAAATGCTTGAAAAAGTTGGTTGGCTATTTTCCCCACAAGGATTTAAGGAAAGTTTAGAACTGGCCAATAAGTACTTTGATGAATTTGCATATAAATATCTAAAGAAATCAAAACAACTATCAGAACGTCAAGCAGGCTTTGGCGCGCTCCGTTTTGGTGGGGAAATAGTACCAAATAATGTATTAGATGATATTGATAGATTTAACTCTGCTATGGATAAATATGTTGCAATTAGTATGAATATAACAAAGCTACAAAAAGCATTAAGTACGGATATTGGTGTTAAATTTGTTGCTTTTGGAAATGAAGGTCTAATGAATAATTATTTGTCTGCTTTACAAAAGGCAGCTGACTATACCAGAGCATTATCCAATGAGACACTAAAATTCTATAACTTCTATATAGGAAAACCACTGGGTTTTCAAGCAAAAACAACTGAAGAATTTATTGCAAAACTAGCAGAACAAATAGTAAAACAAAAACAATTAAATACACAAACAAAAGCTACAATTTCTATAATCAATAAGTTGAACAGTAGCTATTATGATCTAAATACCGCTTTAGAAGAAATAACTGCTTATAAGAAGAATAATCCATTTGATTCTGAATTTGTTAAGGAATTAAAAAATCTTAATGTAGAACTTAATTCTATGGAATTTAATTTAGAACTTATAAATGCCGTACAGGAAAAAATGGGCAGAAGAAAGTTTGCTAATTTGGATGAGTTCAAAAAATATTTACTAAACGTTCAATCAATGACTAAGTATGCTAAGGATTATGCTGAAGCACTAAGACTAATGAATGAGACAAATCGTTATGACAGTGCCTTCAATAATAAACGAGATTTAGAATTATTCTACAAAAATTCATACATAGCGATTAAAAATATAATAAAAACTAAGGAAGAACAACAACGAGCGCTAAACCAGCTGTATGAATTTTACAGGCAACAGTATAAAATAATTACAGGATATACAATTTTAAGGACTGAATCGGACACTACTTATAGAGGTATAATTGATAACTCCAAAAAAGCAAATAGATCAATTGGCGCATCAGCAAAGCAAATGTTAAATGGGATTTCTGATGGGCTTGTTAAATTTTATAATGGACTTATTAATCTAAGAAAACATGCTTTGAGAATAAAAACGGCATTGTTAGAAGTGTCTGATGCCTTTAAGTATAATGCGAAAAATATAATGAAAGACTTAGCCAGTCTTATCGACAACTGGGTGGATCAGATGTCTGATAGATTGGCAGAATTTGTAGCCAAAGGAAAGGCTGACTTTAGATCATTATTGCAAGATATGAACAGACAATTAACATCATTAATACTAAGGCAGGCTATTGTACAACCATTTATGGAAGGTATAAAATCATTAGTGATAAATACCTCGGCAGCCAATGCAGTACCTACTGTAGATGCTAACCAAATAGGAATAGGACAATCAGTAGATTTATCACAACCTGCCGGCGTTGTTAGTGCAAGATCAAGAACAAAAACCGCAAGCCCGGTTACTGTTAATGTGATTAACAAGACAAGCCAAGAAGTTACTGCAAATGCTACTGTAGAATATAATGACGCCGGAATGAGTATAAATGTTATAGTAGAAGCTGCTGTAGCGGAAATGGCTGCTAATGGCAAGCTAGACAGAATAATGGCACAATATGGCGCTAGACGTAGAGGTGTTTAATGGCAACAATAAACTGGCCTAGTAGTTTACCTAGTCCTTTACTGGAAGGATACAAAAAAGATATTGTGGAGTCTGTATTAAGACAAAACCCCGATAGCGGTCCACCAATAGCAAGACGAAGATTTACTTCTAGCGGGGAAACTATTGTATTCAAAATTTTAGTAGATGATGTACAGTTGAATACATTAGAAAATTTTTATTACAATACAACGAATTACGGTGTTGAACTGTTTAATTTTACAGACCCATTAACGAACACAAATAAAGAGTGCCAATTTATGGCGCCACCATCTTATGAAGTAGTCAGTCAAAATCAAATAAAAGCGACCATACAGGTAAGAGCACGATGACTAGGGTTATAGACTCTAATAGACTTGCAGATTTATTATCTAGTACGCCTGATGATATTATATTGCAAACCGTTACATATAGCGATACTAATGGCAACTTATACAGATTCGTAAGTAATCTAGAAGATATTACGGTAGGAGCAGACACCTATAAAGCATTACCATTTCAAATTACGTTACCAAAAGAAAGTTATAATAATTATGTAAACAAAGCATCATTATCTTTTGATAATATATCTCAAGATTTGACTACTTATTTACGGCAAAACGCTAGGGGAGCTTCTATAGATTTAGGATTAGTGGCAAAAGATACCAATGGTAACTTTTCATTTATATATGGTCCCGTAAGATTTGATGTATTAAGTGTTTCATATAGGTTGGGATTACTGGCGATTGAATTAGGCTTTAGAACTATTAACATAAACTCTGCATTTATTCGCCATAAATTAGATACTACTATTGCACCCGGTATATGGCTAGATAACAAACTATGATGACAAAAGAAGAATGGCTACAACAAGCATTATATACACCATATATCCATAACAAAGAACAATTAAGGATAGGCTTTGACTGCTTTGGATTAATAAAAAATTATTACAAGAATGTTCTTGGAATTAAATTAAATAATGATTTATTGAAAATGAAAAATATGTTTATAAAAAAGTTTGCCCCAAAAAACAATGGAGATATACTAATACTACATGGAAAACCAACACATGCAGTATTATATTGGGGTGAAGGACTATGTTTACACATAACAAGTAGTACTATTTATCCTGTATTTGAAAGACTGACAAATCCAGAAATAAAAAATTACAGAGCAGTATATGCGAAAAAACACTAAAGTTTTAATTTATAATAATCCACTAGAAAAGGTTACAGACACAGTCATATACTGCAAGCCTGGATTTTGTATTAATGATCTTAATATAAATAAAGATAATTATATTTTCTATGTTAATGGGAAGCCTTGTGACTTTGACTACAAATTGAAAGCTGAAGACATTTTATCAATTTATGTATTACCTAAAGATACAAATAATACTTATGTAAGGCAAGGTATTAAATTAGCTGCTGTATTGGCCGTTGCATCTTTAACCCAAAATTGGGTCGCCGGATGGAAAATGGCCGCATTATTATCAACCAATTTAATAGCAAATTATTTACTGCCAGATTTGCCATTAGATGAAACAACACCGGAAGAGTTACTTAGTGGAACACTAACAGAGCCAAAAGAAGGTCTTAGGATTCCAAAAATATTTGGAAATGTTCATTTCACACCGCCAATGGCTGCACGTCCTCATTTGAACCCTGGATCAGGAAATGACGCTAGTATTGTATACTGCGTAGCTTTAGGATATGGGCCACTAGACTTAGTAGGAACATCCACTAGCCTGCAGCTTAGTGGTACTAGAACGACTCCACATACTATAAACGATATACCGGATGGATCAATTACACTGGGTGGTACAGATATAAAGCAAGCTAAAGGTGTGGAAATAGAAATAGGTGATCCAAACACTTTTTCTATCTATGATGAATTAGTATATGACCAAGTAGTCAATTTTTCATATACAAGAACGAACGGTGTTGAAGATAATTGGACACCGGATAATGTAGAGCATATACAAACTATGGGGGTAGCTGGTAAAAATATCACTATAAATATACACTTTCCTAGTGGATTATACACAAAAGGCGGAGATAATAAAGTAAATAAGCGGTTCCAAGATATAGTTGAGTTTCAAATTCAATATAAAAAATCAACAGACACTACTTGGACTTCATTTAACTTACCCTCTAAATTTTTAGATTATAGTTATCCAGACTCAACAAAAGGATGGATATATGGAGGAAAAACAAAACCATTTTGGGTTAAAATAAATTTAGAATTACCTACAGAAGATATTTATGACATAAAATTAGTAAGAATAAGAACTCACACAGGAGATAGTGAAGTAGTACGCGCTACATTCGTATGGGAAACCTTGGTAATAACTAAGTCCGGACAACCAATAAAACAATTATATTCCCCTAAAGTTGATAGTGGTGAAGAACCAATATGGATGGCTATCAAAGTAAAAGGAAAAGATAGAATAAAATCAGCTTATGATCTAAAGGTTAATCTAGGCGGTTACTGCTTTAATGGAGCAACAAAAGTAAGAACCCAATCTCCTGCCTTAGCAGCTTTAGAAATATTAACAACGTCTGTCAATAAGAATAGAGTTGACCCTTCAAAAATAGACATAAATAGTTTTACTTCCTGGGATAGTTGGTGCTCGTCAGTAGGATATACATTTAATACTGCATATTATAAAGACGAAACACTAAAGTCTGTATTGGATGACGCCAGCCGTGCTGGATTAGGGCGGGTAATCATTACTGACCAAGGATTCAGGGCTGTATATGATGCGGGTGCTGCAAATGCTACGCCAACCCAAATATTCACACCTCGTAATTCTTGGAACTTTTCTGCTACACAATCAGCAGATAAAATTCCTGATGCCGTAAAATTAATGTATCTAAATGAGGATACTGCAACCCAAGATTCTGTCATTGTTTATAATACTGGATATGACGAGAGTACAGCTTTTGATATAACCGATTATAGTTTTAGAGGTATTACTACCCATGATCATGCCGCTAGTATTGCTTCATTTTTATTAAATACCGCCAATTTACGACCTACTACATATAAATTTATAACCACAATTGAAGCGTTACGCAGTATTGTTGGTGACAAAGTTAAATTACAACATGATAGCATTGCAGTAGGATATGGATCGGGTCGTGTAATAGAAACAACCACATCAGCAGGAAATATTACTGCTGTTAGACTGGATGAACGCATTGTATTAGGGGGCGCCACTTCTGGAGACAATTCTATTCTATTTAGAGCTAGTGACGGCGTAGTTTATATTTCCCAAATACAAGAATTTAATGTAGAAACAGATACTTTTACATTATCTAATCCTATAAGTGATACTGTTAACTTATTAGATGCTATAGCTACTGTAGGAAAAACATCGCAAGAAACTATAGATTTAGTTATAAGCGATATTGAATATTCTAACGACTTTTCAGCTACAATTACTGGATTTGATGCTGCACCTGAAGTACATAATCATACAGGCAGAATACCACCTTATACACCGCCAGCATATTTACCTCCAAATATAGAACAACTAACTCCACCAACGCCAAGTATTGTTAGTGCCTTTGCTTCAATAGAAGATAGTGACGTATTGCCGGATGGAACACCTTTAGCAGAGCTAAAAGCATTATTCAAGTCAGCAGACAATTCTGTACCTGTTGAAAAAATAGAAGTACAGGTTTGGGCAGATTCTTCTGTAGATAGCCAAGCACAACCTATTACTTATGTAATTGATCCATGGGAAGGTTTAAGTGTAAAAGTAAACTTCGATGATAATATTTATTTAAGGGCTAGAAGCGTAAGTCCGTACGGTAAAACTTCTGATTGGACGGATTTACAAACAATTACCCCTACATGGACATGGCCGCCAGGTGCTGTTACTAATTTACAAATTGAAAATTTTGATGACAAAATAAAACTATCATGGGATAAGCACGAAAGACCTTCTGTAAAAGAATATGAAATAAGACGTGGAACATCTTGGTCAACTGCTACAGTTTTAGGCAGAACTACAGATACATTTTTTATTGATTATGCACAAGGTGTAGGAAATACTACTTATTTGGTCGCACCTATTGATAGTACAACGAATGAAGTCGGTGCGGTTGCTTCCGCTATTTTAACTGTTACTAATCCTATTGTGTCTGGATTAACAGCTACAATAATACAAAATAGGGTTAAATTATCATGGGGAACTTCACCCGGCACATGGCCTATTGATAGACACGAAATAGTTATAGATGGAGATGAAGCGAACAAAATAAAAATAAATGGCAATAATAATGCCTATTGGCTAAATGACTTATCATTAGGAACACATACTGTTATTGTTAGGGTTGTATCCATTGTTGGCGCATCCCATGAGCAATCAACAACTTTTGACATTATAGACCGGCCTGTAGGTACAGTAGATGATAGTGGTGTCTTTGTTAGAAATTGGGAAACAGATGCACAAATAAATGAATTACAAAGTACTACTTATACCTTATTAGCAAAAAGCAATTTAGGTCGTAATGGCGGTAATTGTTTAGATATTACTCCAGATAGTTCAGGCAAACATTCACATTATACATCCACATGGGCAACTTCTTTATTACCTGATAAAGTACAAACTGCGTTATTAGCAAAACGAGTAAGGTTTCAATCTTACATAAAATCAAAAGATGGAACAACCCCTCCGAGTGCTGGAAATATTATTTACTGGGATGCTAATTTTAATGATGACATAATGACAACGGGGAATCAAGAACATAGTGGTAATGGTTACCCATTTTTTAGTGAAATTATTTATGATGCCACCGATCCAGATAATTATATTGTTAGACCCGGAGATGTTTTAAGAGTACAAGCAGAATTAAAGGTTGACAGTGTTGCTCAAGCTGCTGGAGTGAATTCTCGTCTATTTGTATATATTGTAGGGAAAAATAAAAATGATAATACAACACTATGGTTAGATTCAGTAAGCATTTCTTCCAATTCTACTACTTATCAATTATTAGATACAGAATTTGTAATAGCTAATGATGTAGCGATAAATGATTATACAATATATAAAGTAGGTATAGATGTTTATCACTTTCCTTCATCAATAACTGATGGAATAGCCTATGCTAGAAACATAAAAGCCACAATACATGGAAAAGCATTTTCAATATCAACACAAAATTCAGTTATAACAGACGATTGGATTAATATAGGTGCTATAGTTAAAATTCCTTCATATGCAACAAATATCCGATATGGTGTAGCTCCTTCGCATGATCGCGCAGATGGAAATGGATGTTTATTGGATGACTTTTCCATATTCCCAGTACCTGACAAAATAGATTCAAATAATATTGAACAATGGATTTCAAAGGCTGCAATTGGCGATGCGTACATTAATAGTTTAATTGCAGATAAGATTAAAAGCGGAACAATATCATCAGAAGTTATTTATGTAGGCGATCAATCTATACAAATAGATGGGGCAAATAATTGGATTTTAATAAAAGACAAACAGGGGACTCCTAAAAGCAGGGTAGTATTAGGTAAAACGGGACCTAATGCTACCGATTATGGTATTACAATATATGATGAAAATGGTAATGTATTATTAGGAACAAACAGATCTTTTGATAGTAGTTTAGTTGATGCTTTAAGTACGCAAAATGCACCGAAAGAAGCCGGAGCCACCGCTACTGACCCAGCAAACATGGTCCGCAACGGCTCTCTGATAGCAGACAATGACAACTTCTCGACTTGGGGCTATGATTCTGACGACGGCGATCAGACGAAAGGCTGCGTGTACCAGGTCGGGAAATACTGGAAATATTCGGATCAGTACATCCCCGTTGATCTCAACAAGGCTTATGAGCTTTCTGCCAGCTTCCGCACCTTGCTTCCTAACACAACGCTGTATGCGGGTTTTTCGTGCTACGACAAGAACAAGAAAAACATTTTGTTCCGGCATTGTTGGCGTTACGCCGGGCGCGACACGACCCTATATGCAGCCGCGAATGTAGGCGACACGGCGGTTCAGATTGTGCCGCCGCCTACCGCGTGGGACGCGCCTGGAAATTCATACATTGTTTTCGCAGTACAACCCGACTATTCGGACCTGCCAAATTTCAACGACTACAAGATCACAAACATAGACACGTCCACGGAAGCAAGCGGGTATTGGATCATCACGTTGGATACCGCGCTGACCGACAGCTACGCGGCCGGGACCAGTGTCGGCAACGTGCGCGGCGGCAATACATGGCAGTATGCTCTACTTGCGAATCAAGTCGTCGGCACTTCATGGGTCCGTAAGCAGGCCAAAATAGCAGGCGTCAATGATCCTACCTCGCCGGCAGGATATACGCAGTTTCGCCGTGGGACAGCGTACATCAAGTTCATGGTGTACACGAATGTAAACCAAACCGACACAACGAAAGTCGATGACGTGCTGCTCTTACCCTTGCCAGACGAGCAAAATCTGGATGCGCTGAATCTGTCAAACGCGCCGCGCGAGGCCGGAGCAGACAACACCGGCAACCGCATCTACGGCACCGGCGGACTGCTGCCGAATTGGAATCTTGACATCATCGATGGCGAAGGCAAGCCCGCTGGTATTCAGCCTGTTGAAGGCGTCTCGGACCGAAACGGCATCGCCGCGACGGCGGACGGGCTGAAGATTCAGCACCCGTCGGATTGGAATGTTGCTTATGGCTTCCCGGCAATACCGATTGATGACAAGCAGCGATACCGCGTTGTCATCACGCACCGGAGCGGGCAGTCCACGACGACGGGGCTGTATTTGAGGTTCAACGAGCTCAACACGGCGTTGCCGCAGGGGCAGACTCACGTAACCGCCCGCACGAGCTTCAAAGACCTACTCGCCAATGGCCCGATGCCCGGCCCCGCCTGGGTCACAGATGAGTATAACTACACCCCAACACTGGGGACGAAATTCGCTTCGTTCTCAATGTATCACTGGGGCAACGCCGTCTCGTTTGAGTACGAAATCGATCGCGTGCAAATCATCCCGATAGCAAAGACGGCAAGTGACATTGACTACAGCGATGGCACGAACGTTGATTCGTTGAAACCGAAAGAGCCGAACGCGGATACGACAAAAGGCGCCATCGAATCCGTAGTCACCATCAACGACCAGGGGGCGATCCAAAATGCTTCATGGGACACCGGAACGAAGAAAATCAAGATCGACTTCGCTAATCAGCGGATTGCTATTGGCGATGATGTTTACAGAAGTAGTATTCCTCACGTCCTGCAAGAATACAACGGTGGTCAACCAAGGTTTGAAGTTTCAAATGGAGATCAATCTTACATAAGATTCGATTCAATTAATAATTTATTAGAAATAGGTCCAGAAATAAAAACAAAAGGACTATATGGGTATTTTAATAAAAATCCTGTATATAGATCGTTATTAATAGACACAATAGCTTCCTATGTAATTTCATCTATTACCAAAGACTACGGTAAAGGTGGACTAATAATCAATCCTTATGGATTCTTATATAGGTTTATGCCTTTCAATAAAAATGGAGATTTTTCTACATACAATATCAGGCGCTATTATTTTACTATAGATACGGATTCAAACATTAATTACAATTTAAATTTTTATTTTGGAAGGAACACAGATGATAGCAGTTACGTTTTTCCAACAAATCCTTATATAGATATAAAAATAAGTTTAAGTTATAATAATATATCTATAAGTTTTTTTACTGAAAACGGGGAAACTATAAGAAGTACATCTACATCCTTTGGTAGTGGTAATGATAATATTGAAATAGTTATATATTCTTACTTATCAACATCAGGATTAATAACAGAATACACAACTACCGTCGATATATATGCTTACGGATTGAAAATCTTTGGAGGAAGTATTGCAACCTCGTATAGTCCACTACTTCCAGAATTTTTTATGATAAAAAGTACAGATTCAACTTATAACATAATTTTATATGAGTTTAATTACACAGAATACTATAAAGATATGCCTACTGATTACATAGTATTGATATAAAGATAAAGTTATAACTATGAATATATTTTATCACAAAAATAAACGAATACCACAATCAGGGTAGTCAGCGCTCTCTGCCAACAACTCTATCGTAAAAAGTTCGCGTTCTTTTTTAAATCCAATTTTATTTTTATCAAGAAAACTTCTTAATTTGTTATATGCTTCTGTAGGATCATTAGCAACTACATAAGCAACTCCATTAATATTAGATTGTCTCATTCCACGACATTTTACTAAACATAGTTTATTGCTCATTTTTCAAACCCTCTTTATACAAAGAATATTTATACCCATAACCCAGTAAAGCAAAAAATTCATCTACATTTATTTCGTTATACCAATCCTTCCATCTGCTAATATATATCTTAGGATTTTGGTTTGTTACAATATCCATCAAATGTAATAAAACATTTTCATCTAATTTTTCATTACTGAATGAAATTAGCCTTTGTAATTCTTCTAATTGCTCACCGTTTTCATCAAAAAATAATGCGTTTCTATTAGTGAATATCCAAATACTTTGTATTTTTACATTTTTCATCACAAAATCTCCATATAATTGTAAAGCCAAACAAACCCATATCGCTTATTGTTATGTATGGTACTGTTTTAATGTAACCTCCGCCGCAGTTAATTTTGCTTTTGCTTCTTCTAATCGACGTTCACAATGTTTAGTATAACACTTCATTCTAGCAACAAGACTCTCAACAGCCTCCTTTTCAGTAGGCCACGCAAATCGCTTTTTCGCATCATTTCTAATAAAATGCATAGGGCAGTAAGGCCCTCTAGCTACCCAATAACCTTTTTTTGTGTATTTAACAGCATAATATTTTGTTATTTGCACAGAAACTCTATATCCAGAAACGTTCCCATACTCATCCAATGTACCAAATAAATAAGATTCGGCTCTATATAATATTTTAGCATTTTTTGGGATGTAGTCTTTGAAAATCATTTTTTAGTCAAACAATTTGTAAATATAGGCGGCGATCCACAGACTGGTCGGTCGCTACTCCGGCTACGTAGTACAGTTGGCCGACTGTACAAGGAGCATCGAGCTTCGCCTTGCTCAAGGACTACACACCCTAGCGTGTCTGCGATTTTCCACGCCGCAGCCAGCTTCACGCCATTACACTAACTATTATACAATTCAAGTTTCTATAAGTCAACCCCAGAACATGGCTCCTTAAAACAAATTAATAATACCTAAATATTACTTTTTTAATTTTATATCCTGCATCCACAATGTTTACATAATTTATGCACTTTAGCACAATCATCACATAAAATATCAACGTTAGTATTCCCAAATAATAACTCTTTACCGCACGCAGCACATTCTGTTTCTGTGACGGCACTGCCTCCAGCCAGTGGTCCATAATAGCATAATACACATAAGTTTTTAGACTTTCTTATGTTCTTATCAGGATCATTTTTTAGTTTATCAGCAAACTCTATATAATTTCTAATTCTGCTTCTAGTGGTGTTAGTCCACAACTCAATATTACCTTTATTGAACTTTTTTCTAGGAACTTTCATAAAAATTACCTATTATAAATATTTTATACAATTTCCCAAGCGCCTGTTGTTTTATAAATTAATACTGGTTCGTTAGACTTTCTTGCCCTTTTATGTCTTAACCTTTTTAGAAGTCTTTTATCATTTATTAATGCCTTTTTAGGCTTACGCATTGCACAAGATTTCTGCCAGCTTTTCTTTTTCATAATTAATACCTATTAAATTTTAGTTTATATATTCTTGATATATTCTTTATTTTATTACGTTTATTCCTAAATACCAAACATTCTCTTTCCTCATACTTAGACTTCCTAGTATTTACCATTACTAATTTTTTGAACTCTCTATAATCACGCTTACCCTGCCAGAAATATTTAATATGTTTTTTCCTGTGTGATCTAATTAAATCGTAAAACCTACTTCCAAATACATTTTTAGTATCAAACACAATTAAGCCTCACAAACATAATAATTTATAATAAATTGATATATAATTTTTACATTACCTATTTCATTATATTTATTTCAAAAACTGATTTAGGTCTTCTACTATTCAAAATAAGTAACTTCTTATACTTTCTATATTCCCGCTTGACATGCCATCTATATTTAATATTACTTTTTTTATAATTATTGATTAAATTATAAAACCTATAACCAATCATTTTATTATAGTTAAACATTATTAAACCTCACAAACATAGTAACTCATAATAACTCAATATATCTTTATAAATATTTTTAATTAAATCATTACTTATGCTTTTCAAAGTTCTATTACAAAAGCCTATGGTACTATCCACAGGATAACCGCACATTTCCACATTTTCTATGAAATAAGAAACATATTGACCTTTATTATCAATAAACAAATGCTCATAATTTCTAATTACATAAAAATCATCAGATAATAAATCAATTGTATTGATTAATGTTGTTTTTGTAAAACTTACCTTTAATAACAAATTATATAACGATAAATAATTATCCTTTATATATGAATCAAAATTACCGTTATCTACTATTTCAAATAATCTAATAAACTTATTAGTATCTTTATTAGTAAATTTTTTGAACTCTGCAATACACTTGTAATTTCCAACTTTATTATACCAATAAATTAAACTTATTAAGTGATGCTTTATCTCATCATCGCTAATAAAAGGATTTTGTACTATAAAATCATGTAGTAATTGTATATTCTTAACAGAAAAATTTTCTTTTGCTAAACTATCTAACTCCAGTTCTACTTTTAAGAACGTGTCTGAAAAAAGTATTCCTTCTTCATATAGCATAATTAAAACATCCTGCTATGTTAAATTTAAGTTTAGGCCATAATCATTAACAAACTTATTCACTCTTTTATATACTTTTATCCTATCGATACCTGTCTCTGTCCATAGTAATAATTTGTTAATAATACTATATAAGCAAAAATTTAAAGCATGTAAAGAATCGCCATAGTAGCAAAAGCAGCAATGGTAAAAATCAAAGTGTTTTTCAAGTACGTTTACAACCGACTCTCCATTATTAATATTCTTAAATATCTTGTTTAATTCCTTATTAAAAATAACCTGAACACCATTGCTCAGTTTAATTAAAAAATACTTATCATTTTTATCTGTATAAAGATAATCTACATATCCATAATAATCTATAACATCTTTTATATATAAATCAAAATCTTTAGGATTAAAAACTACAAATAAATCTATGTCTGTAAATTTTCCAAAATAAAATAACGTATATAGGCTGCTACCGCTAATAAAACAATTATTAGCATTAAGCACTTCCTTTCCATAATATCTATTTACTATCTTTATAGTTTCTTCTAATTTGCCTTTATATAAATTTTTAATGTTTAATAGTTTATCTTTATAATCATCAATCCATTTATTATAATCATAACCTCTATCAGAAATATATATTTTAAGAGGAACCAAATTACCTTTCCCGGTATAAATATTAATCATATCCATTATAGCTCCTTAAACATTTTTACTTTAACCTGTACTTATCTCTACATCTCGCACAAACACCATCTACCAGTCTAGGGCTTTCTTTATCACAATAATCGCATACTCCAGGTTCTCCTTTAGGAATTTCTCTATTAACTCTACTAAGGTTGTCCTTCAACCAACGCTCATAATATTCATTTGCAACGTCAATTTTGTCTGCCATTAAAATACCTTTTTAATTTGAATTTTCCATATTATAACATGACGCAAAACATCATGTCAACCTATAAAATATACATAAACTTAATAATAAATATAATATTATTTATATTTATTATGGAGGTACACTTTAATGATAGACAAAATAAAATACATAATTGAAAACATACCAAGAGATAAAATCCTACACTTCTCTGTAGGTATTTTATTATGTATAAATATAACAACTATATTTTCTATAGTGTTTAATCATGTCAACAAAATAACAGTTTCAATAACCGCTTTCGTAATTACCTTTATTATACTTTATATAGATGAATATTTTATACAAGCACGTAAGCCTAACAGAAATGCAAAGGATTATAAAGATTTACTAGCAGGAACTTTGGGGGCACTGTCAATAACATCATTTGTTATTTTAATGATATTACTATGAACCTAGACAAAAACGAAATGATAAAATTAGTCATATCATCAGTTTTTATAGCAGGGTATTTTATTGTTACTTATATGTTTTTAATAGGTAAAGTATCAGTCAAAGAGGAACTAATACCTACATTACAAATAATCATAGGTGTACTTACTGGCGGTGTAGTGCAAGTATTAAATTATTGGATAGGATCGAGTAATGGTAGTGCGGTAAAAACTAATATGATGAAAAAATAATTACACAAAGTTTCTCATTTTATTATAAGAAATAAATTGAAAATCTAATCCTTCGTCTTTATATAACATAACTACGCCAGTCCACCAGTCTCCTATACCTGCACTGTTTTTTGCATACTCTGGAATATAATCAAAATAGTTTCCAACATTTATGGCTATTTTTTGTTTATAACCATATTCTGTTTTAGTTGACATAATATCTACTCCAATCCTATGTGTGTGTCCAAATACAATATGCGTATTATAAAGTTCTAAGGCTCGTCTACAAACATACTTTCCGCTAATAGGTTGGTTAGCTCCATTCATTGGTATATGCGTAAAACCGACATCTTGTATATAATAAGTGTCCCGGTATCCTACAATCTTCCACCCTTTTTTTCTACAATCCAAGATATCATCTGAATCTATAATACCTTCTATTTGCGGATTTTCATGGATGTATGAAACTAACCTATCCTCATGATTACCATAAATATAAACTTTAATAGGGTCATAGATACGTTTCTTGAGTTTCCTTTTCTTTTTATTGTAACTATCAATATAACTATCTATTATATCTAATGACTCTTTTCCACTTTCTATTTCAATCATTAATCTTTTTCCCTCTGCTAATAATGGCTTTCCCTTATTATGCCTGCTAACTGAATCTAATGTTAAAAAATCTCCCATCAATACAATATAATCCGGCTTTTCTTTTATTATAAATTTTCCTAAAACATGGAATCTATCCTTACTGCAACCAACATCATCATGCACGTCGCCTACAACTAAAATTTTACTCATTCTTATACCATTCTTTTATGGTATTTAAGTTACTTATACATTGTTTCAAATCATTTTGAATATTTAGTGTATATTCTACCAAATCCCTATAAGTTGTTCCATTAAATTCTTTATATTCAATTGAATTTATATCTGGAAATTTGACCTGCCTATCCTCATAAGACTTTACTAAAACCCTATTTGAGCAGCCTAACAACATCAGCAGGAATAGGACTATCAAGGCATTTTTCATTTGGAATCGCCTTTAGACTTTGTAATTTGTTATCCAGTTCCTTATTTTGTTTTAATATATATTTTATTCTTTTCTCCAATAAAGCATTTCTTCTTTGAAAATCACTTTCAATATTAGATATAGTTAAAGCTAATTCTTTATTGGCTTCTTCATATAAAGCTAATGATTTTTCTGCATCTATTAATTTAGATTGTAGCCTAAAATAATTTATTATAGTAAAAACAAAAAATATAATAACAAATACCAATGCTAACTCTTTTTTATTGTTTCTTATTTTAGTTATTATATTTTTTGCTTTCAATAGTAACAATATATTCATTTTATTGTTCTGATAGCATCCCAAACCACCCTAGCAATTCCAGCAGTAATCATGGTAATCAATGTTATAATCAAAATAGTAACAGACTTTTCTGATAATTTTCTCCACTTCCTTAATGTTATGAAATCAGTTTGTAACTCTTTTACATTATCAGTATCAAAGCCCAGCTTTTTTAACACTTCGTCAACGGCTTCCTCTGCGGCTTTTTTAGCTAAAGATTCCAACTCAGGTTTGGATGCTTGAATCGATTTTTCTACAATCGTTTCAATTAAAATGATTTGTTCTTTCTCGTTATTCATTTTTGAATATTTCGTTTATTGTCACATATATTTGTTTATTATTTTTATTAATACCAGCCCAAGCGGCGGGCTTTCCAATTACCTTATCTTCCCTTACATCTAAATGAAGACCAGGATAAGGTTTCCAATCAGGATAAACACCAATACCAGTAAATCCTAAACTTCTTGCTAGTATAAACGCTTGCTTCAATTGGGGAATACTTAATCCTACGCCATTTTCATTTACAGGCATAATATCTATAGCATTAACTTTTCCCCATTTATTTATATTGTGCTGTGATTCTGAATTATCATTTCTTCCTATAGCACCTTCTGCTGGACTTATAATTATTCGTTTATGTAAGTGCATCCTATAAATATCTAATAACTTTAATAATATTGGATTTATTTGCTCATACCACCCTCTAAACTCCTCCTCTATAAAATATCTAAGTTTCATAGTTCCATGCCTGCAAATCTATATCTTACAGGCCAGTTATCCCACAACTTGTATAAAAAGCAATCATCTGGATGATATATTTTTGGTGTTTTTATTTTTACTTCTTTAACGCTTATAAGTATCATATCTTCTAATGGATTAGAAAAATCAACCAACATACCTGCCAACGGACCGTCTATCAAAATAGCTTTTCTCATTTTTATAATATTAGCAATATCTAATTTATTTGACATGTAAATTCACTATTTCAGAAAGAAGCTCATCATCTGTCGTTGGTGCTATAATTTCTATCTTATAAAACCCTTTAGACATTCCGTTACTCAAAATAATTTGTACTTTTGTTTGATCACTAGACAAAGTAGGATTACCAACAATGGCACTTGAAGTTATATCTGTACCAGTATCGTCAAATACTTTAACAGATAAATTTCCTTTATTATTAGAAGTAGTTAAATTTTCATTAACATTAAGTGGCCATGTGGAAAAATCTACTTCAAACAAGAAAAGATCATTTATTAATTTCCACATGGCCACACCTATTATGCGTACTCAACATTCAAAGTGGCTTGGTCATTTGCCAAGTTAGTAGCACCTGCATTGACAATACGTTTTACCCAAACTCTGACATAACTACCAGCAGCTACATCAGGCAAGGATAACTTAGTCGTAGCATTGTAATGACCAAAAGTAATTCCAGTAGGTGCAGTGCTTTCGTCTGCAATTGAAAGGGTACTTCCTACTGAATCTGGCCCCAAATCAAGTTGGGTATCTACGCTAGTAGTTTCTGGGTCAACATAAATACTAATTGCAGTAGCAGTAGCATCTCCAGAATTATAAATATCAATGGCACGATATTCTGTATCACCTGCACTTGCTTCAGCGGGGGAAACATCATCAAAAAGATTGTTAAGCGCAGTAGTGCTTAATTGTACGCTAGAAGAAGTACCGCCCAAGGAAAGATTGGGGTCTGAATTAGAAGCCCCGCCAGTATAACGAAATTCTAGGACAGCAGCCATTTATTTATTACCTCTTAATTGTATATTTTTGTTTATTTTATGTCACTAAAAAACTACAACAAAATAAAAGTATTTATGATCGTTGTTTTGCATAAAAAATTCTATCCCTAGTTTTACTAAAAATCAATCTTTCTCTCGTTGAAGCGTTTATAGTAACCGCAGGTTTCAATTCTAATATACCTAGCTTCCAAGCAGTTACTAATAAAGTATTCTTAAATACTTTCCAGGCTATGTTTTTTGTAATCAATGATTTTATATTCCAAGACAAACTTGCTACTTTATTTGTTAATATATTCCAAGATGTTGTATTTTTTATTTTATTAAATACCTTCCAATAAGATAAAGCTGTTTTTATTGTAAGTATATTCCAAGACACTTCATTATAAAAAGTATTTAAAAGTCTCCAAGCAGTAGTTTGTGTTATTTTTGTTTTTACATTCCAACTAGAATTAGAATTATTTGATATTAGTATTTTCCAAGATGTATCTAAAGAATTATCAGTCTTTATATGCCAAGCAGTGTTTGCTGAAGATGTATTAAATATTTTCCAAGCAGTGTTTATAGAGACTAACCCAGAAGTAAGTATTCTCCAAGCAGTATCAACAGGCTTCTTTATAAATACTTTCCAAGCAGTGTTATTTGTTATTATATTTTTAATGTTCCAAGCAGTTACTAATGTTTTAGCAATAAAAACATTCCATGAAGTATTAATGTAACTTCTATTTTTTATGTACCAAGAAGTTAATACATTTTTTATGGTTCTAATGTTATAAGAGGTGTTTCTGCTAAATTTTGTTTTTATGTTATAAGATATATCTATTAGCTTATTCCCTAATAAGTTCCATGAAGTGCTTGTGTTTAATCTACTTAATAAATTCCATGATGTTTGTTTAACATTTTTAGTTAAAATATTCCAAGCAGTATTAATGCTAGAAATAGCAGTAGTTAATATTCTCCAAGAAGTATCTTGCGATTTCTTCGTAAATATTTTCCAAGAAGTATTGTAATTATTTAAGGTTTGTATATTCCATGAAGAATTAATACTATTTAATGTTTGTATATTCCAAGACGTATTACTGTCAACAAAGTTTAATATATTCCAAGAAGTATTATTAACATTTACATTTTTAATATTGTATGAGATGCTAACATTATCTATAGTTTTGAGAAGCCATCCAATATCAGTTTTGTTTGATGATAATATATTCCAAGAAGTTGCTTTTGAATATAATGTAAATAATTTCCATGATGTAACAGTCGTTAATAAATTATAAATCGAGCTTGGTTGTTCAGTTAATGGCCCTAAAAATGGCCTTATTTTCCATATACCAGAATTTGAATCTGTCCAAGGTCCCCAAGTATCTAAACGCCAAGCCATTAAATCACCTCAACGGCTGGGTCAACATAAACTGTGATATTAGGTGAGGCTACATGAAAAACAATTTCTGCATGGGCATCTCCTGCTACATCGGCTGGGATGGAAATATCAATATATTGTGCATTTGGCGTTGTTAGTCCAGTCCAAGAACTCGTTGTATCTATGGGTAATGTTGTCCCTGCGATATGCGGAGAAACTGGATGCGTCTCAACAACAACTCCAAGACCAGTAGAAGGTTTGCGATATTTGGCGACTGCCCAAATATCTTGATCCGTTAAAGTCGCACCACCATCTTGAGAAAAATAAATGCGAAGCGTTTTCGCAGTAGATAAGTCAAGAATTTTGCGATCGATAGGAATAGCAAAACTTTTAACACCAGTCTTAGTTACTGATGTAGTAGCTATTGTAATTGATATTGGTGAACCACCTACAACAGCACCACCAGAACGGTAAACAGCGGTCGTAATACTTGCCATACCTTCTGCCCAAACCACATCATAACTTCCAGAAGCATTACTATATAAAACTTCACATCCAGATAGAAAATCAGCGCCAGGACTTGTGGTTGAGAATAAAGATACTCCATTAGGTATTGGAGTATTTCTAACGATAAGTTTTCCATTACGGGACGCATTAATTAAAGCACCAGACGTCATTGATGAAATATCTAAACCATCTATAACAATATGACCGCCATAAGGCGCAATTACACCATCAGTTCCAGGATCAGTAGTTATAGTACACCCAATAATTTCAGCATTTGCTTCTCCCAAACATAAAATTCTATATCCAGAAGCAGGTAAAATATCACAATTTATAATACGAATCCTGGTTGAGTAGGCAGTAGAAGTATTTTGCCTTCCAACTATTTTTATATCTGTATTATTTGTTGAAATTTGACAATCATGCAAAAAAATGTCGCAATTTGAATTTGTAGAACCAACATTCATCCAATATCCAGTAGTATTATTATGTATTACTAAACCATAAGCTGCCGCAGCACCATTAACATTCTGTCCACTGTATTTCCTAAACCCAGCCCCTCGCAGATAAGTCTCATCTCCATTGCCTGTACCTGTGGCCCAATCAACTGAAATGATTTCAATTGGAGGACCATTCAATGGATCTGGGCCACTAACTATCTCACTTGTACTATGTGCAGAATCAACCAAAATTCTATCACCATTAGTAAAAGGAATAGCTCCTAAAGTAGCATAAGGCAATGCCTTAGTTCCGTCTGCCGTAGCATCATCTCCATTAACACTAGACAAGTAATACAAAGCCATTAAAAGTTCCCTCCAGCTTGTTGCATCAAAAGTGATGCTTGAATCGCAGCAGACGCTTTATCTCTCAATGCTTGTATACCTACAGAATCCAATCCTGTAATAGCCATTAATTCATTATCTGTAAGAGACTGTACAAGCCTTGCACCAATTATCTTATCTTTAGGGTCTATTGACATAGTTAACTCGTTAAATATACGACCTGCTAATTCTGCATATGTCAAGTGTTCGGTTCCTATAGTATTTCCTAAAGAGTCCCGTAAGGGGTTATCTCCCCTACGCAACGCATCTAAAACTTTTAATGTTTCTTGTTCCTGTTTTAATTTAATTTTATTTATAGCAGCTTTATTTATTAAATAATTTACTTTAGCAGAACTCCATAAATTTGCATTTTTCGGAGCTACTATACGTTCTTTAAGCGTTTGTCCTGTAGCTACATCTTCCATTGAAAACTCTATAATAACACCACTATTAGTAGGTATAGTTTTTATTATATTTATGTTTCCTATTAATGAAGAAGCTGGCGGCATTTTTTTATTATTTATTTATTATTTATTAGAAACTATAAGTACACCGACAGACCCAGTTGATGGGTCTTCACAAGTTAAATTTACTTGTACTTGTCTGCAAGCCTCTGGATCATATACATCGTTACTAGCAAGACAATACTCTCTTAAATTAGCAATTTCATCACCATCTAAACAAACCATAACTTGAATCCCTTTATCTCCGTAGGCACATCCTACTAATAGCACAAATAAAAACACTAAAATAATTTTATTTATCATTACAATACCCTCATAAAATACTATTTAAGTAGTCTATAAATTCTACTGAAAACTCATTCTCAACCAAATCCATTGCTACTTTTGCAATCTGTTCTAATTTTTCATTCTCAAAATCTGATTTAATTAATACTTTATTAATAAGATAAAAAAGTTCTGTAGAATTTAATGATAATAAATAATCTTCAATTTCTGTATATTTATTCATATAACCACACCTAATATAAAACTCAAATTTTAGTTAATAAAGAAAACTTATCATATATGTCAAGACAATTCAAGAAAGGAGAAGTTGATACTGATGCTTGTAAATGAAAATGAGAATCATTCTCATTTGGCGGCATAAAAATAAACACCAAGCCACTTTTCAATTACTACTATACTTGCAAAATGCCAATGCTTATTTATTAAGCAAGGGCAATCTTGCCTTTAATCCTGCAAGGAGACCACCACCTCTGGTATCTAAAAATTAAATATATAAATATAAACGTTAGATTCGTCCTACTTCGTAGGACTCATCTTGTAACAAAATATAAATATAAAAATTACCTACAAGGAGAATCTACCTACTTAATTACTTTTAATTATTTAATATATTGTAACGCTAGATTCGTATCACTTCGTGATACTCATCTTTTAGCTAAAACAAATTATTATAATTTAATACAAGGAGAACTTAACCACTATTTTCTTATTTATTTCTTATTTAATTAGTATTGTTATCCTCGTATCACTTCGTGATACTCGTCTAGTAACTTTACTATAAAATAAAATTTAATTTTTTCCTACAAGGAGATTCTATCCTCTATTAATTTTCTTACTTTGGTTTTAATACCTAGTATTGTTAGATTCGTCCTACTTCGTAGGACTCATCTTGTAACTATTACTAATTTATTAAAATTAAAATAATTTATTTTCCTATAAGGAGATACATACACTTAGAAATTTTAAATTAAATTTTATTATTTTATATAGAATTGTTATCCTCGCACTACTTCGTAGTGCTCGTCTAGTAACTTTTCTAATAAAATCAATAACTTATGGTTTTGAGTTTACTCAAACTCAAGACACACTTATCCTTAAATCCCTTTAACTCTGGCCACGTAGCCATTTTATTTCTTTATTTAACTTCTTTATTCTTTTAATTTCTTTATTTTCTTATTTTTTCTTAATTTCTTTATTTAATCCTTTATTTTTAATTCTTTTAATTCTATCTTTTTAGATACTTCTTATTTAATTCTTTATATTTGATTCTTTTAATTTCTTTATTTTATTTTTTTTATCATATGTCACTCCGTTCTTGCGGATTCTTTCATCCTCGTCGGGCTGTTCGCCCGACTCGTTTCAAGCATCCGCATGTTCGAACTTACATTCATATTTCAGTTTGTTTAACTTTATGGCTGGCGCGTGGGAAAAAGGCACAATTTGGCCTAGCAGACCAAAGTTGTACCTGCCAAAAATTTGGCTTTTTTCTTGAAAAAATTAATGAAAAGGCACCTTACCAATGGTTACGTTTTTACACGCGGGGACGGGAGGCCCGTGTCGCCCCTCTTACACATACTTGGGTATCGCTACGCCTCGGCAGACACATACGACCTGGTAAGTAGCCGTATGGTTCACACCCCTTAATTCTATGGGGTCTCTTGTAGATTCTTTGCCCTCCGGGCGGCCCGCGGCGATCTACTTACCGCTAGCCTTGTTGCCTCACCCAACCTGCGCAGCATTACCTGCGCCAGGAATCTAGGCATCTGGATATTCACAAGACCCGTCCAGACCGCGGTATATCAAATTGTAGGGAGAGCACCCGTAACGAAACTCAGCTAGTGCTTGGTTTCATTACGCTAGCAACAATAGCACATGCAAATACGCTTGTCAACTATGTTGCAAAATCAGCATCAACACGTTTATTGAAAAATGCGTGCTGAGAACCGTTACACATATATTATCGGCATGACCCCTCAATAGTTTAACTATCCTAGTAGCTTATCTGCTTGGTTGTTTTGTCTCCTATAACGTGCTAACATAATTGATAAAAATTAATGGTATATAGGTATGAAAAAGGACTTTTACAAAAAATATTTTGGATTTATAAATTCAATAATAGAAAAGACGGTTTGTGATCCTTATAATCCAGAACGTAGAGATGATTATCTACAGGAATGTTATTTGGCATTGCTTGAGGCTAAAGAGAAGTATGATGACAAAAAATCGTCATTCTCTAATTATGCCTACATCGTTGTTAGAGGACGATTGCTTGACTACATAAGAAAGCAAACTTCTTTATCTAGAGAAGATTACAAGATAGTAAATACGATTCAAAATTTGATTAGTGAGAAAGGTATAGTACGCTATGAGGATATAAGTAAGAATTTTAACGTAAGTAAAGAAAGGTTTTATAGATTGTTGTCTTTAAGTAAAAATAGTAATTACAAAGATTTATTATATTTTAATTATGATTATTATAGTAATGATGATTTTGAAGTGGTTGTAGAAGATAAGAAAGAATTAAAAATGCAGTTATATATAAAACCGACACAAGTACATAGGATTGATAATAATAAATTTAGAAAAAAATTAGATATTTATTTAGATAGGTTGACTGCTAAGGAGCGTACAGTTATAAAACTGAAATATTATCACGATAAAAGTATTAGTGAGATAGCTTCAATATTTAATGTTTCGGTAGCTGCGGTTAGTCATATGCATAAAAAGGCAATTAAAAAATTAAAGTCATATATTGGTGATAACGTAAATGAATACCTACATGATTAAAATAGTTAAGTCAGAATCAGCAGATGATTGGTATCATGACCTTATAGGATACCTACTTCCATTAGTAAGAGAAGAATCCGATTGTTATCTTAGCCGAGATGTAGCAGGTTACATTAGAAAAGTAAATAAAGAAGATGCAGAGGTTGTATATGATGAAGCGCCCTGGTGACGTTGTATATGAAAAGATGAGCGCTCTTGGTATGTCGGTAGATGAACTTGCAAAGGCCCTGGGATTGACGTATAGGCGTTTTGAGGAGCTGCTAGACTCAGAGCTTGTCATTACGCCAGAATTGGCTGAGAAGCTGTCTAAGGCGCTTGGTGGATGTTCTAAGTATTGGATGGATTTGGAAAATAAATATGTCAGAGATTACAACGGGTTTTGATATTATATGTCTGTGAAAGTATTTAATATAAAGAAAGCTGTTGTTCCTGTAGAAGCGCAAAAATTGTTTTTGGGCGAATATTCTGGTTTTCAGCGTTATGATATTTATCGGTATCCTCAATTAAGAAAAATTGAGGAAACTATGCGTAATAATTTTTGGAATCCAGAAGAAATCAGTCTTACAGAAGATGCCTTGAAGTTTCAAGAGCTTGATGATGCAATCAAGGAAGTGTTTACGCAGAATCTTTTGTATCAAACTACTATGGATTCTGTTCAAACAAGAGGACTTCAGGCTGCACTATTAAAAGTTACTTCAATGCCTGAATTGGAAAGTTGTTTTAACACACAGGCATATTTTGAGCAGATACATAGTACAAGCTATTCTCATATTGTTCGTTCATTATTTTCTAATGGAACCGAAATTTTCGATAAAATTGATGATATTCCTGCTATAAAAAATAGGATGGAAGTCGAGGTTTATAATTATAATTTTATAGCATCAAATGATTTTGATGGTTTGAGCATCAGCACCAAGCGTAAGTATGTGTTTGAAATGCTTATTCATATTTATGCTATGGAAAGTGTAAAATTTTATTTGTCTTTCTTGATTACATACATGTTGAATGATGTTACCAGCAACAGCTTGCAGAGGACTTCTCGCATTATCAAAATGATCCAGTTCGATGAGAATTTACATGTAACTTTGTTTAGGCATCTATTCAACATATTAAAGAAAGAAACTAGAGAGGGGTTTACAAATTATTTTGACAATGAAAAATTTATTTCAATTTTTAATAAAGTAAAGGAAGATGAAATTAATTGGGGTAAATATTTATTAACTATTTATAATATCCCAGGATTGTCAGAAAAATCTATTGAAAATTTTGTATCATACCATGTTGATAGGGCACTATATACTTTGAATATTACAAATAAGAAGCCCGTTAAGGATGATTTGATTAATTGGTTTAATATGGTTTCTAATATTGATAGTGAGAATGTAGCCCAACAAGAAGCCGAGTCTGTAGCATACCAGATTGGTATTCTTAAAAATGATTTTGAACCTGGTCCCTTGAAGATTTGATAAACATGAAAAATAAAAATATTGTAAATCTTTCTCAGTTTGAGAAAGCATTAGAGTCTAATACTCAGTTAAATAATATAGATGTTCCTAATATTGTAGTCATTAAAAGAGATGGAAGGGAGGAACCTTATTCAATTAAAAAAATGCATAAGGTTCTTTCCTGGGCTTGCGAAGGTAATGATTTTTTTGTAAAGGAAATTTTGGAAGGAGTGCAGTTCAAGTTAAAGGATAAAATAAAGATTACTGATTTGTATGATGAGGTTATTAAAACTGCTGCACAGAAAATATCTATGTTATATCCGCAGTATGAATATATTGCGGCTAAGCTATTTTTATTGAAAATTTATAAAGAATCTGGATGTAAGGTCGGCTTTTATCCGAAACTAGGTGACGTTTTGTCTAAGGGAGTTCATTACAAGGTTTATGACAAAGAGGTTGTTTTGTCATTTACAAGTGATGAGCTAGAAAAGTTAGATGCAGCGATAGATCATACTAGAGATTTTTTATTTAATTACAAAGCATTAACCACTTTTTATAATAAGTATTGTATTAATTATAGAAAAAATAAGAAATTAGAGTTACCTCAACATGCATATATGCGTGTTGCTATTTTCTTGAATTGGAAAGAAGAAGAAAATCGTATTGATAAAATAATCGAGACTTATAATCATTTATCTACACATAAGTATGCAGTAGCTACGCCTATTATGCTGCGTAGTTTAACGAATAAACCACAAACGGCTTCTTGTGTTCTTACTGTAATGCCAGATGATACTGATGGCATTATGGATACTGTTCATAACCTAGCTTTGTACAGTAAGTACAATGGTGGTACTGCTACAGATATTTCCGAAGTAAGAGCCAGTGGTTCTTACATCAAAGGCAATAATGGGTATAGCAGTGGTCCTGTAGCCTATTTGAAAATAATAGAATCTGTTATGAAGGGGTTTAACCAAGGATCATTAAGAAGTGGCGCCAATTGTAGTTATTTTCCATTCTGGCATTATGATTGGGATAAGCTAATTGTGTTAAAGTCAAATGGTGGGACTAGCGAAACACGCTGTCGCACATTAAAGTATGCTGTCAAATTGAGTAATTTTTATTTTGACAGAGTAAAAGAAGATAAAGAAATCACGTTGTTTGATCCAAAGGATGTTCCTGAACTTTTAACATCTTTTGGTGATGAATTTGTAAAATGGTATGAATACTATGAAAATAAAACGGGAATAAGAAAAAAGAAGACTAGTGCTAGGGAACACTTTTATCAGTTAATGAAAGAACGTACTGAGACTGGAAACATTTATATATTTTTTACTGATAATGTTAATGAAAACAATATTTTAGGTAGATACATAAATTCAAGTAATTTGTGCACTGAGGTTTTGATTCCCGCACGTCCTAGTACAGTTAAATTTGAAAAGTTAGTTACTTATGAGGACGGTCATACTAATACAATTATAGAAAAGGAGACTGGTGAAATAGGTCTATGTAATTTGGCAAGCGTTAATCTTGTAGAATGGTATAACAAGGATGATATTGATAGATTTTATTATATTTATAACCTTGTAAGAATCATGGATAACACAATTGATTATGCTTATTATCCTGTAAAAGATGCAAAGTATAGTAATATAAATTATCGTTATTTAGGTATTGGTGTTAATAATTATGCTAATTTATTGGCCAGTTTAGGGATCAAATTTGATTCTCAGGAGTCACTAGAGTTTACAGATGAGTTGTTTTATAAGTTATCTTATAATCTAATTAAGGCAAGTGTAGAATTAGCAAAACAAAGAGGAAGGTTCAAAGCATTTAATACTACTTTATGGTCAAAAGGAAAATTGCCAGTAGATTTTGCAAACAAAAATGCAATTAAATTAACAAAAAATAAATATCACGATGATTTTTATTGGAAAGATTTGCGAGATGATATTAGTAAATACGGAATTAGAAATGCTTATTTAATGGCTATCATGCCAACGGCTACTTCTGGTAAAGCATTAAATGCTACAGAATCCATAGAACCTGTTTTGGATTTAGCTTATAAAGAGGAAGGTACGTTCAGCGTTACAACCTTAGCGCCTAATTTTAGAAAGAATAGTACTAAGTATGTAAAGGCTTTTGATTGCGATCCATATAAGCTAATAGAACTAGCTGCTGTTAGACAGAAATATATAGATCAGACACAATCATTAAATATGTATATAACAAAACCTGATAGCTTGACAGAGTTATTCAAATTACATTACTATGCTATGAATCTTGGAATTAAGACTTTGTACTACTTAAAGCAACGTAAAGACACTTCTGAATATGTTTGTGAGTCTTGTACATGAAAAAAGAAGAGCTTGGTAAAAGATTTAATAATGGAAAGCTAAAGATGTCATTATTATTAGAGTGTGATGATGCATTAGATGGGGCTGTTAGATGTTTGATGCATGGAGAAAAAAAGTACGGCAGAAATAATTGGAAGAAAGGATTAAAATACACAGAAATTATTGATAGTTTACTTAGACACTTAAACCAATTTATGCGAGGGCAAGATGTTGATTTAGAAAGCAATTCAGAGTATAATCACGTTGACGCTATTGTAGTTAATGCGTTGTTTTTGTCTTACATGTTTTATAAACGAAAAGATTTAGATGACAGGGGTGCAAAATAATGGCATTGATTTTATATGCTAGAAAAGGTGATGTTTTTTACATTGATGATGTAAAGCTAAAAGTTGAGAAGTTAATTTTTGAACCTACTAAGACAAAGAATCCAATTGTAAAAAAGAGTTTTCCATATTCTATGGTTTTGTCTGTTTTTACAGATAAAGGCATGGAAAAATTTTTGATTACTAAGGAATGTTTTACTAGTGTACCTGGTTATCCAGACTGGTTACTTGCAGTAGGTTCTCGACACAAAGAAGATAGTAGAAGTTTGTCATTAATGTTTGAAGTTCCTAAAGAAAATAAGATTTATCGAAAGAAGATTTACGATAAGATTAAGAAGCAAGAGGTGGAAAATCAAAATGGATGCTAAGAATATGTTTATTGCTAAAGAAGCCTATGAAGATATGGAAGTATTAGGGCTAAAGGAAGATACTGTTCGTGATATGGTTAAATTGTCTGTTCCGTATAATCATGTAATGGGAAATCGCAGGTATAAGCAATTTATTTTCGATTATGATCCAGACAATAACACTTTAAATACTATTGCCCTTCGTGTCCTTAAAATTTATGGCAAAGATGCTGAGAATGTTTGTAAGACATGTTATGGCGAACGCTATGTAACTATTATCAAACATTATAAGGAACATGATGTGCCTTATGTTGGCAGAGTAAAGTGTAATGATGATCACTGCGTTAATGGCCTCTATGTAACTTCAACGAGGGATTACTGATATGAGCAAAGAATCCGTATTAAAAGGATATTCGGAGCCTTATAAAATCCATAATGATGGATTTGTGCGTGTTGTTGATGTTATGGGTGATGACGATGCGGTAGTTCAGATGGCCAGAACAAGCTATGGAAAAGGAACAAAAACGGTAAATGAGGATGCTAATTTAATTAGATATTTAATGCGTCATCGGCATACTTCTCCGTTTGAAGGTGCTGAAATCAAACTTCATATCCGTTGTCCTATTTTTGTTGCTAGGCAATGGTTGCGCCATAGAACTGCTAGTGTTAATGAATTATCAGCAAGATACTCAGAAATGGAAGATTCTTTTTACGTTCCTGAATTGGATTATGTTGCTGCGCAAAGTTCCGAAAACAAACAGGTAAGTGGTAATCCAGTAAATGTAGAAGATGCAAGTATTTACAGGGAAAAGTTAACTGAGATACAAAAAATAACCTATAATATTTATAAGCAAGCGTTAGAGGTAGGCATTTCCAGAGAACGTGCTCGTGAACTATTACCAGTAGGTATTTATACTGAGTTTTATTGGAAAATTGATTTGCATAATCTTTTACATTTTCTTGAATTGCGTATGCATCCACACGCGCAGAGAGAAATTAGGGATTATGCTAATGTTATTGGCAATGAGATTGTAGCAGAATGGGTACCTATTACTTGGAAGGCTTTTTTAGATTATAGATATAATGCAAAAACTTTTTCTAAAAAGGCATTTGATACATTAAAAGAATTGCTAGGAACTGGTGGTGTGGAATCCTTCTTAGAAGGTCTGAAGGACAAAGGGCTTACTAAACGAGAAATAAAAGAATACGAAAATATGTTTTTACAATGAAAAATAAAAGAATTTCTACGAGAACATACAAATTTCTCATAAAAGATGAGAATAATGTCTATGCAAAATTAGAGAATTTATTTAGGGTAATTGTTTTGCTAAGGAGAATTTTGATTGAGGATCGGAGACGTGTCCAGGCGAGTTCCGATAGAATTATGGGTACAAATGAGCAGGTTTCTAGGTTTATTGATATTAAAGACGAGACACCATTAAATTTAATACCATATGATACTGCATTGGCAATTATAAAAGATATTTCTGCTTATCATAATAAGAATAAACATGTTCCTAATATTGGTGAATTTTATAACATAAAAGTGCCATTTTATTGTTCAGTATCATATAGATATGATGAGATGAATGTGCCTGGCATTGGAGTCATCAAAATTAAAAGAGATAAGCCTATTCCTAGAGATAGGAGTGTCATTGTTTCTAATATTTATAAAAAAGGCAAATCATGGTACGCAGACTTAGTGACGAAAAAGAAGGAATAGTATTATTAGAAGTAATAAGGACATTAGACTTATTTTCAGAAAAAAGCCTAAAGATACTCAAGAATAAAATAAATAAAAAGTTAGGGACGAATATAGAAGAAAAGGACCATTTAATATTTCTTACATATTTATTAGATGAATTAAAATCTATCGGAATAGTTTTAGGTGATGGTAATGTTTATTACGATTTATCACGATATAATCTGGATAAAGATTTGTTTATAAAGGCATTTGAAACCCTACAGACATCAGCCGCAACATTTAATGTAAAATCACGGGTTGATTTTTATAATTATATAAAATTTGTAATACATTTAACTGTAAAATATATATCTAATAATTATATAAATAATGATTTTACGGATACGATTCGCATTTTAATAAAAAATGGATTGGAAAATAATTTAATAGATAAAGAAACTGCAAAGAAGTTGCGGGGAAAGTTAAAGCATTTTAATAGTAGATCATTGTCATTGAATAATATATGCCACGTTATTTCTGAGGAGCTGTATTACGTCTTTGATTATTCATTTCCCGGTTATTCTAATTCCGAATTTTTTGTAAAGGCAGCTTTGAAAAGGTTTAATAATAAATGAATTTATCAAAATCTATCCAAGAGAACATTCTCCGTATTATTTCATTTGATGATGAGAATTATAAGATTTTCCGGGGATTAGTACCATTGCGGGTTTATGATTCAAAGTATAAGCCTATTGTAAAGCGGGTTTATAATTATATTGATGAATTTGATGAACCGCCGAAAGCACATTTAGTAGATATTACTGAGGATTTGTTGAAGGAAGATAAATCATATTTATCGGTTATTGAAGGTGTTTATGAATTAGAAGATGTAAATGTAGAATATACATTAAAAAAAGTTAGAGCCTTTATTAGGTTACAGGAAATAAAGTTAGGCATATTAAAAGCTGCCGAAGTTTTAGATACGGCAGATGATGAGGAGTCTTTAGAAGAAGCCGAAGATATTATATTAAAATCAATAAAGAATACACATAAAACCTTTGATCCAGGTTTAGAGTTTTCCATAGATGCTTTAGATTCTTTAGATCAAGAAGCTATTGAGTATTTTAGAACTGGTATTAAGTTTTTAGATACTCATAATTTGGGACCTGCACGAAAGAAGTTACACCTATTTATGGCTCCTGCCAAGTTCGGGAAAACTTGGTGGCTTATTCATTTAGGAAAAGAAAATGTTATGGATGGCAAAAAAGTATTACATTTAACATTAGAAATGAGTCAGTCTAGTGTTGCTAGGCGTTACTTGCAGTCATTCTTCTCTATATCTAATAGAAATGAATTGTATAACATATATAAATTTATTCACGATTTAGATGGAAAGATGAGTGATCTTGAGGAATATGAGTTATACCCTAAACACACATTTGAAGAAGGCAGCTTGAAAGAAAAATTAAAAAATAAAATAGAGAAAGGTAAAAGATATTTTGATAATTTAATAATAAAAGAGTTCCCCACAAGTTCTTTAGCTGTCAGAGAATTGGACAGTTATTTGGACATGCTGGAGCGTGTAAAAGGTTTTATTCCTGATATTATTATAGTTGATTATGCAGATTTGTTACGCTTAGAAGGCAATGATAAACGTATTGCTACTGGAGAGATTTATAAGAATCTACGGGGGCTTGCCATGTCACGAAATGTGGCTATTGCTACAGCCACCCAAACTAATAGGGGGGCATTGAACAAGCGCCTTGTTAGTGAGATAGATGTAGCAGAGGATTATTCTAAGATACAGACGGCAGACTGTGTTATTACGTTGAATAAGACAGAAGCAGAACGTGAACTAGGTCTTGCCAGGTTATATGTAACTGCTGCGCGTGATGACGTAGATAAAATGGAGATTTGCATTTCACAGGCTTATGGGATTGGCCAATTTGCGTTAGATAGTGCTTTAACACCTAAAGATTATGAAACATTTATAAACAAGTAAGATGGGTTATATATCAAAACAATATAAATACGATTATTTCAATAGAGACTTTAATGATTGGAGAGGGCTCAAAAAATTAAAAGAAGATAAAATTGATCTATTGTATAAGGAAACTGTAGGTAATTTAGAGCTTAAATACCAATTAAGGAAGCATCAGAAAATAGGTGTTATTTTAGGCTGTATGCTTGAAAAGTTTTTATTAGGATATGATATGGGGTTAGGAAAAACCTATATGTCATTGGTCATATTGAAGAAGAAATTTGATGAAAAAAGGATAAATAAATGTTTGTTTTTAGTACAAAATTTATCAAATATTTATAATATATCAGATGAAATAGATAAATTTGAATTAGGAATGTCCTATGTTTCATTAGATGGAGGCAGCCAAAGTAGAAAGGAACTCTTTAATAAAGATTATCAAATATATATATTAAATTACCAAGGATTTACTGCTTATATAAAGAGATTCGGTTATAAGGATTTGTTAGGCAAGTTCGATGCTTTTATTTTTGATGAAATGCATAATTTAAAAAATAAAAAAACAAAGTTATATAAATATTGTAAGCTGTTATCTAAAGATTCAGTAGTAAAGATTGGATTAACCGGTACCCCTTTTGACAGAAACCCATTAGATTTTTGGACGCAGTTGGATATATTAGATGGTGGACAAACATTAGGAAGTTATAATACATTCTTAAATATGTTTTTTATAAAGAAATATAATTATATGGGTTATCCAGAATGGAAGTTTGATAAAAGAAAAGTAAACAAGTTTTTATCGATATTATCTAATAGATTTATTTATTATGGCACAGAAGAATGTAATGATCTACCTAAAAAAGTTTACAATACTATAAGGTTTAAGTTGCCAGATAATGTATATAAAGAATACAGAAAGATGTATAACGAGTTTAAGAAACAGTTTAAGGGGGACGAGAATGATTTAGATAAACTGTCATTAGATGTTAATTACATAAAGTTAAAACAATTATCTTCTGGGTTTGTTAACTTGACTGAGCGGTTGGATGATTATAAAGTAAGCAAGATAGTAGAATTTGATAATCCAAAGTTGGACTTGTTGGTTGATAATTTGCGAGCCATACCTAAAGGAAAAAAGTCAATAGTATTTGTTAATTTTATACATTCAGGTAAAACTATATTTAAGAGATTAAACAAGGAAAAGATAGGATGTGTTCTTATTGATGGCGATACTAAAGATTTAAGAAAATCTTTTTATGAATACAAAACTTCAAAAACAAAAAATGTTTTGATTATAAATGCTATCAGAGGAGGTACTGGACTTAATTTACAATTTGCCAATTATTGCTTTTTCTATGAGACGCCTATAACTGTAAGACACAGAAAGCAGGCAGAAAAAAGAATACATAGGGATGGCCAGGTTAATACTTGTTATTATTATGATTTTGTTGCATTAAACACTTACGATGAGCGTGATTTGGTGAACCTAAAAATTGGCATAGAGACTTTTGATAAAATGATGAAAAAATGAGCTTTGATATAATAAAGTTTTTAGAAGAAAATAAAATAGACTATGCAAGTGATGGGAAGAATTGTGCCCAGGGAAACGTTGTAATAAAGTGTCCTTGGTGTAGCGATGATCCTTCAAAACATTTAGGTATTAGGGTCAATGGAAAGTTTGCATATGGATGTTGGAGAAACCCTATGCATAGGGGAACTAAGCCTTATAAGTTGGTGGCAAAGTTACTTAATGTTTCAAACAAAAAGGCTAAGGAAATAGTTGGAAATATTATAGATTATAAGGTTGATGATTTTATGGATGTAATAAATAGTTTAAAAGGCTACGCAAATAAAGAGATTGAAGATAATAACGTAACTCCTATTAGATTGTATAAGTTACAAAATAACACTTTAATGGGAAAGATTGTTTTTGGATATTTAGAGACTAGAATTAATAATGAAATTGATATATATGAATTTATAGATATGTTTAATTTATGTTATTCTGATGGGAAAGGGGCTTATAGGGTTTTCATGCCAGTTAAGTTTGGCGGAAAGTTCGTGTCTTTTGTTGGAAGAAGTGTTAGTGATAGTAAGATGCCAAGATATTTAAGTGGTTCTAAAAAATTTGGAGTAGGTAACTTAAAAGATTATATATATGAACATGATGATAAATCAGATTTTTTGTTTATAACTGAAGGCCCATTTGATATGATGCGCTTTCATTATTTATTAAAAAAGAATAATATAAATGCAGATGCTACTTGTTTATTTGGTATAAATGCAAGCAAGAAGCAAAAAATAATTATTGATGAATTATCTAAAAAATATAAAAAGATATTTATACTTTTTGACGATGGGTTTGATATGACAGCAGCCCAATTGAAATTGTCATTGACTTGTGATAACGTATTTGTTAGTAAAATACCTAATGGTTATAAAGACCCAGGCGAATTAGACACTAAAGGTGTGTATGAAATTATCCAATCTGTCGGATTGTGACGTTATTATATTAGATGACTATACTAAGTTTGTAAAAGAGAAATGTAAAGCATCATCATTTTCTTATATATTACCTGATTTTTATCTTACTAGAAGGGAATATATAAAAGCTCTATTTTTATCTATTATAAATAAATGCATTTATTATAAAGTAAAATTAGATGATATAGGAGGTAAGTTGGGTGAGTGGGTTGTTTATGTTTTAGAAAATATATTAAATATAAGGGATTTTACAGACAGCAGAAATGTTGAATATCTTTTTGATGGATTACCGTATGAAATACCAGATTATCAATACATAGATGATGATGGTAATTTGGTATTTTATGTTGATTATATAAAAAGTAAAGAATTTAATTTTGACTTAAAGAAGGGAATGGAAGATTTTGCTATAAAAGAAAAACAGTCTATAAAAGGTAATAAAAAGTTATATGATGTGTATGGGATTGATCCAGAAGATTTTGAATCTATATATTATCCGTTCCTTAGAGAAGTTTTTAAGTCTTTTCCTAAGAAAAGAAAACAAGGTATTGTAGTGCGTCCTTCTAAATATTTAGTTTTTTATTTAATTTTCTTGTATGGCACCAAAACAAGTATGGATTTATTGTTAAGGGCACTTCGAGAAATGAATATTCCAGTATCAAGATATACATATCAGGAATATAAAAGGGCTTATATATTTATTGTGAGGTTGCTTAAAGCAAAGGGAGTTATTGATAAAGATTTTGACCATAGAGAAGGCTATTTTAATTATAAAAATAGGAGAAAATGATGGATGCTAGGATTTTAAAGTCTGTGGTAGAGTTTAATAAAAAATTGAATCCTTATGGGTTTGAAGTAAACAATGGTATTAAGTTTTGTAATGATAGGATAGAAAATATAGGTAATAATTACTTTTTTATTTATAATACAGATTGTAATGTAAATGGTTCTATTAACTCTTCAAAACTAGACAAGTTTTTACGAAGTATTAAATCAAAGGAAGTTTCAATTGAACAGAAAGAAGATTCCTTGTTATTTAATTCCGGTCGTGTTGGTTTACAGATTGGTAAGTTTCCCACTATTGATTATGATGGCAGCATTGGTGGTGATTTATTATGTACTTTTACTAAAAAAGAAAGAAAACATTTAGAATTATTACTATCTATTATATCAAAGGATAAGGCAATAAACCCTTCTTTTTCTGGCATTACCATTACAAGCAATAACGGAAACTTATCATTATACACTACGGATGCTATAAGGCTTGCAAGATATATAAAGGATGGGGTTTCTTTAGATATTGAACTGGTTATTTCCAAGTTCTTTTTTGAGGCGTTGATTTACTCGTTACGAGTATTTGATTATATAGATATTTTGTGGAATGACGGATTAATTATAGCTAAGAATGACGGTGTTATTTTTGGAACTTCCGCTATGGCGGTAGATATTTTTGATTTTGATGAGCATTTTAGTTCCTTTGAATCTTATGTAGATGTAGTATTAGATGATAACAATAAAGATGTCATATCTACCATTTCTAAGTATTCAAACGGAGTTTTACATTTTATAGCGAATGATGTTTTAACTGTAGCTTCACATAATGATACGAATCCAACAGATATAATGACCGGAGAATGTAGTGCTATTGTAAATGACCCTTATAGTAAAGTTTTTAATTTACAGGGGATAGTAAAATATTTAGATTTATTTAATAATTTGATCTTGTCTGATCATTTAATTCTAGATAGTGATAACTTAACTGTACTATTGACTGAACAAGAATAATGGCATTTTTACTTAAAAAGAAATCAAAAAACAGCCACACTAATAAGTTTTTTAATGATATAGTATCCAAAGGGTGTGCTTATTGTCCATTGAGTGTTGAGGAGGATCATAGATTTGATCCCATAGGGACAGACAGACCATTGTTTTATGTTGTTATGGATAAGCCAGTTGAACAAGATTACAGGCTTAAAAAATCTTATGGATCATTCCTTGGAAGAAAAGTAATAAAAGTAATAGCAGATGCCTTTACTGCATATAAAAAAGAAATTGTTTCTTCTTCTGATGTTTTGTCTTATGTACGGTTTGGATATTTATTAAGGACTTTTACAAAAAATAAAAAATTAGATTCAAGTTATGCTTTTTGTATTAATAAATTTATAGAAGACGTTAGACAAACAGACCCAAGGTTTATAGTTGTTTTTGGAGCAGGTGCTTTAGGCCGGATAGCCAACATAACGAATATAAGAAATATTAGGGGAAAACCTTTTCCTTATCATATAGGTGGTAAAACACGTTGGGTCATTGGGTTTGATGATCCATATAAAATGTTAGATGATAATAACAACTATTGGGGAAAGACTTTTTCTGGACAGTTGGTTCGTTCTTTTGATTTTGGAACTCCACCTGACATAGATAAATACAAAAAAATAGAATCAAAGAAAGTCCTTCCTGGTGAATATGTAACTGTTACGCATGAGCAAGATTTTGAAAAAGTTATTCATTCTTTCTCCGTCTTGGAGAAGTCAAATACCGTTGGATTCGATATAGAAACTACGTCTAAGGAGACTGTGCAATCTAGGTTTTTACGTCCTTATGGTAATGGCAGTCGTATATTGAGTATTGCTTTTTCCAGCAGCAGTTTGGATTATACATTATCAATAGGCATAAATCATCCAGAATGTTATTGGAGCGAAATTTACAAAGAAAAATTGTATAAGGAAATAAAAAAGTTTTTAGAAAATAAAAACGTAAAACATATAGCACATAACCTATCTTATGAATTGGAATGGTTGAAGTATCATATAAATCTAAACTTGTTTCCTTCAGACAGGTGGGGAGATACACAGGCGCAGGCTTATGTTTTGGGAATGAAGATGGCGTCTCTGGATGACACTGTAAAAGTTTGTACAGGGGTTGATCTTAAGGCAATATCAAATATCAATGTATCCAGGCTTGTTGATACGAGCATAGAAAAGGTATTACTTTATAACGCTTTAGACTCATATTTTACTGATGTAGCACATAGCATCCAAGATAATATTATAAAAAAATCTGGATTAGATAAGGTGTATAAAGATCAGGTGTCAAGAATACCCGCTGCTGTGGGTGTTCAACACCGGGGCCTTATTATAGACCAGAAAGAGAATGAAGAAATATCCAAATATCTTAAAGAGAAAGAGAAAGAACTAATAGATCATATAAATAGTTTTGATGAGGTTATAAAATATAAAAATATTCATGGGGGCTTTAATCCATTATCAAATGATGATGTACTTGGTGTTTTATTGAACTTTTTTCATATAGACAAGGAATTACTCAAATATAAGGACAAGGTTAGTGTAGGAAAGGAGGTATTGGAATCTATAGATAATGATTTTTGTAAATATATTTTGGAGTTACGTTCTATAAACAAGATGTATGCTACTTATGTAAAAGAGTTAGCAGAGGGAGGGGAATATTTATTTTCTGATGGAAAGGTACATACTAATTTGCTTACGACTTTAACAGCGACAAGAAGGTTATCGTCGAAAGCACCTAATTCTCAAAACTTCCCCAAACACAAGTATTCTTTTGTCAGGAAACAAGTTGTACCAGCTAAGGGAGAGAGTTTGCTTAGTGTTGATTATGGCCAGATCGAGGCAAGAGTAATAGCTGCAGGATCAAGAGATAAATATTATGTAGATGCTTTATGGAATGGGTATGATGTTCATAGTGAGTGGGGCCAAAAGTTAAGGGAAATGCACCCTGCATTTGAAAGATATGCCATGAAGTTTCACGATAATGTCTCACCAGAGAAGGCTATGCGACAAGAGGCGAAAAATAAGCTGGTGTTTCCTTTATTTTTTGGCGCAAAGCTGCATAGTGTTTCCGCAGCTTTGAATTACCCTCAAAATAAAATGGAACGTATCATAGATGATTTTTGGAATACTTTTTCTGGAGTAAAGACTTATCAAGACAAAGTAATTAAACAATATAATGATTATTTATATGTAGAAAGTCTTACTGGGTTTAGACGTTATGCTCCAATCGAACAAAATCAGATTATCAATTCTCCGATACAAGGTACTGCCTCTGATATAACAGTTAAGGCAATGGAGGTATTGTCTGAAATAGCCGAGAAAGAAGATTTGCCTTATTTACAACCTTGTTTGGATATACATGATGACTTAACATTTAGAATCCCTAATAATGTTTTTGATGACGCAGTTGAGTATATTTTATATATAATGGCGTATGAGGTTCTTCAGTATTTTCCATTTATGTGCGTGCCTTTGTTAGTTGAGGCTGCTAAAGGGGATAATTGGCAAGATATGAAAGATTTTATAGAACGAGACTCTACTTATTACGGGTTTAAAAGAAATGACGATTAATTTTAGGCGGCCTGCTGATTTTGACGAAGTAATAGGCCATGATGCAGTAAAAAAACAATTAAAAAGTATTATAAAAAATAATGTTACTACAAATTTCTTGTTTATAGGACCTAGTGGTGTAGGAAAGACTACATTAGCCAAGATTTTAATGAAGCATTTTGGTGTAGATAAAGGTGTTATTGAGTATAATGCTGCTAGTTTATCAGGTGTGGACAAGGTGCGGGAATTGACTTCGATGTTGAAGTCAAAGCCTTTGTTTTCTAATAAACATGGGGTTATTATCGATGAATGTCATACATTATCCAAGCAAGCATGGGATGCGCTTTTAATTGATTTAGAACAATTGGATAATGTTGTTTGGGTATTTTGCACTACAGAGAATGTAAAGATACCCAATACTATTAGAACACGTTGTTTGGAAATATATTTAGACAGTTTGTCTGAAAAAGAATTATATAGGCTGGTTTACGCTTATAATATTATAGAGAAATCTAATTTAAGTAAAGAGATAATAAAGAGAATAGCATTATTGGCAAATGGAAGTGCTCGTAAGGCGTTAATGTATTTTTATTCTATTAAGGATGTTGATAGTGAAGAAGAAATAAGAAGTATTTTAAGAGTTTCTGAATATGAAGATGAGGATAATTTATATGGGTTTATTAAAGATATATTGTCTGATAAAATTGCTTTAGATGATTGTCTGGATGTTTTATTGTATAATGATATGAAGTCTATAAACAGTGAATTGTTAAAGAATATTATTGTTAAGGTTATGTCCGCTGATAAACGTGTTCGTAGAAACGGGATTAGGCTTTTAGACGCATTGAGTACATCATACGTATATGGTATTGTGGATGATGTTAAGTTGTTTTTAATCGCATTAGGTAAGTATTATGCTAAATGATATTGATTATTTTAAAGATAAACTGAAGATTGATAAGAACAATTTGGATGGTTGTATTATTGAACAGCCAGCATTGTTTCAACAAGTATCACATATTTATACACAAAAGTTGGCGGAAAGGGATTATGCTCATGAGCAGTATAAACGTGAATATGCCAAACTGTTTGTTGAGCTAAAAAATAGTGGACAAAAATTAACTGATAAACTTGTAGAAAGTATGGTTATGGTATCACCAAGTTATGAGGAAAAAAGAGATGATTTTCTAAATAAACAAAAGGAGGTAAACGAATGGGCAGCACTTAAAGAGGCATATGCACAAAGAAATTACATGCTAAAGGAGCTTAGCAATCTTTTTTCTGCAAACTACTACACTAGAGACGCATATTGAGGTAAATCAAAGTGGCATTTCAATACAAAAAGCGCACACTAGAAGACATCAAACGTAAAGAAAGTACTGCGGGTAAGGACTTTGATCCATGGCTAAATCCGACAATTCCAGTATTTAAGCCGAAAGCTGGTTCTAACCGCGTTCGTATTTTGCCTCCAGGCTGGGATTCTACCGATTTTGAGTACATTACTTGGCTACATTATGGGGTAGGTCCAGACGACCAGACTTATGTTTGCCCTGCTAAGGCAGGTAAGGGCAAGTGTCCTATTTGTGAGGAACGGAATCGTAACCGAGGCAGCCTTTCAAAAGAAGAAAATAGAGCTTTGGCCCCGAAACAACGTCCCCTTGTATATGTTATTGATCGTACCGATGAAGATGCCGGTCCCAAAATTTGGCCAATGCCCATTACTGTTAGCAAGGAATTAGTACTACGTCAGCGTGACGTAGATGGCAGCATTATTTATATTGATCATCCAGAAGAAGGTTATGATATTGAATTTGTTAGAGAAGGTGAAGGTATTGGAACCAAATACCTAGCCATTAATGTAGCAAGAAAGGCGACACCTATTTCTGTTGATGAAGATCAGATGAATGAATGGCTGAACTTTATTGTACAGAATCCTTTACCAGAACAAGTAATCGTTTATGATTACAATACTATTGCAAACGCATTTGGCAGTTATACTTCTACAGAATCTACTAATAGTGCTACGGTAGAGACTCGGGTTGAAGAAGTGCCTGTGTTAGCACCAGAAGATGATGACGATGATTTGGATGTTGCAGACTATATCGCTCGATTAAAGAAAGCCAAAGAATGATATTTAAGTAATTGATATGCCCCTACATTTCTATGTTATGTACATAGAAAATGTAGGGGCTTTTTTGTTGGAGGTTTTATGATTACGATATATACAGATGGAGCTTGTAGTGGCAATCCAGGTCCTGGAGGCTGGGCATATATTATTTTAGATGACGAAGGAAATAAGTCGGATTTTGGGTTTGTTGAAGACACGACAAATCAGCGTATGGAGTTATACGCTGCAATAATGGCTATATTGGCCGTTGATAAAGTATCTAATATAAAAATTATAAGTGATTCTCAATACCTAGTTAAAGGTATGAATGAATGGATACATGGATGGAAACGTCGCAATTGGGTTGGAAGTAATGGTAAGGTTGTTAAAAATTTGGATTTATGGAAAAAGTTGGATGCGTTAGTTTCTGTTCATAAGAGTGTAGAATTTGAATGGGTTAAGGGACATAGTGGGCATGAAGAAAATGATATAGTAGATAGTATGGCAAGGTTTGCTATAGAGAATGAAATGAAGAATCGTAAGAAAAGTAAGAGGCGTAAAGTATGACTAATAATTATTTTTTAGAACAAAATGATGTAGAGTTTTTTAGCACAGGATGTACCTTACTCGATTTAGCATTGGGAGGTGGTGTTGCAGAGAATAGAATGATGAATATTGTAGGTAATTCTGGATCAGGAAAAACTTTGATTGCTATTGAAGCATGTACTAATTTTCTACTAAAGTATCCAGAAGGTAAGGTTTGGTATGTTGAAACTGAAGCGGCTTTTGATGAGGGATATGCAGAAGCATTAGGTATGCCTATTGATAGGGTGGATTTTCCAGAAGATATTTATACGATAGAGGATTTGTATAAACATATGGAAAAAACAATCGATGATTTGGGAGACAGAAAAGGGCTATATGTTGTAGATTCTTTGGATGCTATTTCAGATAAAGCTGAGCTTGAGCGTGAGATTGATGCTGGAAGTTATGGGGCCGCTAAGGCGAAAAAGTTGTCTGAATTACTTAGAAGATTAAATGCCAGGTTGTCTAAAAATAATATGACTGTAATTATAATTTCTCAGGTTAGGGACAACATAAATGCGACCTATGGTAAAAAGTTAACTCGTGCTGGCGGAAAAGCACTTAAATTTTATGCGTCACAAGAATTGTGGATTAATCAAACAGGAAAAATAAAGAAAGTTTCTAAGGGTATTGAGCGTATTGTAGGAACTAAAGTAGAAGCAAAAGTTGAAAAAAATAAAGTAGGTATGCCTTTTAGGAGTGTTGACTTTGAGATTTTATTTGGTTATGGAATTGACGACTTGAAGTCTAATTTGGAATGGCTGTATAAGGCAAAGCAATTACATAGAATCGGAGAGGAATATAAAGACAAAAAGGTAGGAAATATACTTAAGTCTATTTTGAGTAATGATAATGATGAATATGCAGAGGTTGAAAATAGAATTAAAGAAGAAGTACGAAATTTATGGTTTGAAATTGAAGAATCTTTTTTAACTGATAGAAAAAAGTATTAATATGCTAGTTACTACAGATTTACATTTTACGGATAGACGTTTAGACAGTTATAGGTTCAAGGTATTTGATTGGTTGCATGAATTGTTGGATGAGAAAGAAGAACCTATTTCTATTTTAGGAGATATTACAGACGCAAAGGATAATCATTCTAACAAATTGATAAACACTATTGTGGATGGACTTGTTTCATTAGCAAATAGAGTCCCTGTTTATATATTAAAAGGTAACCATGATTTTAAGGACCCAAAAGTTCCATTGTTTAGGTTCTTAAAATATATTCCTAATATTGAATTTTTTATTGAACCTGCATTAGTAGAAACTAGCTTAGGACAGTCTTGTTATCTTCCTTACGTAAAAAATCCTAGCCACGTATGGAAAAAATATAGTAGTATTATTAAAAAAGCAGATATAGTATTTACACATATAACATTTGATAGGGCTTTGCCTTCTAACGGCCCTCCGTTAGAAGGTGTTTCTATTGATTTATTACATAATATTGGTTATGATGGATATGTTTTTAGTGGAGATATACATATACCACAACAATTAGGTAAGGTTATTTATGTAGGCAGCCCTTATCATATTCATTTTGGTGACGATAATAGGCATGATCCTAGAATAATTAGAATAAATAGAGATCATAGTTTTACTGAATATAAATTTAATACTATAAATAAGTTAACTATAAAAGTAGAAACAGTAAACGATTTAGAAAACTTTAATATAAAAAATGGAGATCAGATTAAGTTAATTGTAAGATACAATAAAGTTTCAGTGGAAGACCCTAAAAAGGTAGCTAACAAGATTATAAATAAAATAAAAAAAGTAGGTGGTATTATATATTCTACGAAGTTTGAACCTTATGCTGAATTTGATAAAACTAAAATTGAGTTAAAACAAAAAACAGATATTGAAATTGTTTCTGAATTAGTTAAAGAACATAAATTAGATAAGAAGTTTTTTGAATTGGCAAAAGCGATTATAGAGGCCGGTAATGATAGAAGTTAAAAAATTAGTTTTATTTAATTTTAAGTCTTTCGCTGGGAAGCATACTTTAGAGTTTCCAGAAGGTATAGGCTTGAATTATGTATATGGAATTAATAATGCAGATGAGGGTTTGTATGCAAATGCTGCTGGCAAGACTACTTTGTTCGATGCCCTTACTTGGGTTTTGTATGGAAAAAGTAGTAGAGGATTGCGAGGTAAGGACGTTATTTCTTGGGGGAAAAAAGAGTGCAGTGTAGAACTTACTTTATTTATAGATAATAATGAATATGTAATTAAGCGTTCATCAAAAAGTAATACGGTTATTATTAACGATGATGAGTATGAAAATATAAATAAGATAATTGATTTGTCATATGGCGAGTTTTTGGGTTCTGTCTTTATAGGACAATTTGCTCAGACGTTTTTAGACAAGAAGCAATCAGAGAGGGTTGAGCTTTTTTCTAATTTATTAAATATAGACAGGTGGGATATATATGCGGAGACGTGTAAGAAGTTAAAATCAATAGTTGAATATGAATATAAACAAAAAGTAATGGAATTGAATGGCAAGAAGTTGGCATTAAAAAGTCATAATCTGAGACTAGAAGAATTTTATAATAAGAAAAAGGAAGTAACTGATAAATTAGAAAAAGAGATTGAGAAGATAAAAAGTAATAAAATTAATGTTGAAAATAAATTAGAGGAAATAAAAAACTCTCTAAGTGTTGATACTGAGAATTTAAAATTATTAAACAAAGAATTAACTGAATTAAACAATGAAGTCACAAAATATACGGAAATGATTACAAAATATGAACGTACTAGGAGGGAGGCTGAAAAAAAATTAATTATGACAAAATCATATTATGGCTATATAAACAAAGAGTATGAAAATTTCATGAAAATGGTTAATACCGGTTATTGTAGTTTATGTAAATCAGAGTTACAAGAGGATAGAATAGAAAGTCGTAAAGTAGAACTTCTTACTAAGAAAAAGGAAGCAAAAGGTATTTGGGATAGATATTATATGAATGTAAATAAATCTAATAATTATATAAAAACTACAGAGGAGAAACTTAATAAAGTTTTAGAAAAGAAGAATGAATTAACTGCTGTTATTAATAACTTAAAAGAGGTTATTGATAAGAAAAGGAAAAAGAGAGATAAATTTAATATTATACTTCATTCCATAAACAAAGAAATTAAGATAAAAGAAGATGTTTTGCGAGAACGTTTTGGGGATGAAGAACAATTATTGTTACAGACGAAAGAGGCTTTAGAAAAGGATATTGCAGAGTTACAGAAAGATGTGGATGACAATTACGAATTAAAAACAATATATGATTTTTGGTACGAAGCATTTTATCAAATAAAAATTAAACAAATTTATGAATCTATTGATTATTTGAATATTGAAATAGAGAACATTGTAAATCTTATGGGGTTAAAAGGCTGGGATATAAAGTTTAAGTTGAATTCTGATAAAATAAAAAGAAGGTCAAAGTATTTTGACATTTTGATTCGATCAGATAAGTCTGATAATTATGTTAAATGGGAATCTTGGAGTGGTGGTGAAACGCAACGGTTGCGATTGGCCGTAATGCTAGGATTGTTTAGTCTTATATCTATGCAACATAGAAAGGTATTTAATATCTTAGTTTTAGATGAACCTACACACCATGTAGATAAAGAAGGTATTACTGATTTATTAAATGCTTTTAATGAATTTGCAGAACAGAATAATAAACAAATTTGGCTTATTGATCATAATACATTAGATTATGGAGGATTTAATAATGTATTTTTAGTAGAAAAAGGCATAAATGGTTCAGAAATCAAAAAGATCACAGCTACCTAAAGCACCTATAACCATTATAGATGCAATAAAGGATAAGAACTTATTTGCACCGTGGTTTGAGGGAGAATGGGAGTCCTGGGAAAATTGGCTTGTTTTCTTAAAAGCAATTTTTGGATTAAAACTAAATAAAAAAGAGTTAAACAAGCTTGCAAAATTTACAGGCAGAAAAGTTCCTTTAAGCGGCAGGGCTGACGAATGTTGGCTTATATGCGGAAGGAGGTCTGGTAAGAGTTTTATAGTAGCTTTAGTAGCTGCATATTTGGCTACTTTTATAAATTGGAAACAATTTTTGAAGCCGGGCGAGCGTGGAATGGTTGTTATCATAGCTTCTGATAGAAAACAAGCCAGGGCAATATTCAATTATCTTACTGCTTTTATTACAGGAATTCCATTATTAAATAAAATGGTAACTAGGAAAACCAATGAAATATTTGAGCTTTCTAATCAAGTCTCCATAGAAATACAGACAGCTAGTTTTAGGTCTGTCAGAGGTTATACGATTGTTGCAGCATTGTTGGATGAGGTAGCCTTCTGGTCTGATGAGACTTCGACAAATCCTGATAAAGAGATACTAACGGCGTTACGTCCTGCAATGGCTACAATTCCAGGTGCCATGCTGTTTGCAGCCTCCAGTCCATATTATGAGTCGGGAATATTGTATGAGGCATATAACGAATATTATGGAAAGGACGATAAAGGCATTATCGTATGGAAGGGTCCTACATGGGATATGAATCCTACTATACCAGAAGAATTTTTCAATAAAGAAAAAGAAAAAGACCCAATATCTTTTATGTCTGAATATGGTGCTGAGTTTAGAAAGGGTGCACAGGGCCTCTTTACTAGAGAAATTTTAGATAATGTAACTGTAAAAAATAGATTTGAATTGCCATATAATAGTAATTATGAATATATAGCATTTGTTGATCCATCGGGTGGTATATCAGACTCTTATGTATTAGCAATAGCGCATGAACAAGATAGTAAACGTGTTTTAGACTTAGTTAGAGAATATAAGCCTCCATTTTCACCAGACGAAGTTACTGCTGAGATTGCTAGTATTGTACGCCAGTATGGATTGACAGAAGTTTTTGGTGATAATTATGCAGGTGAATGGCCAAAAGAAGCGTTTAGTAGATATGATATAAAATATAATAAATCGCCATTATCAAGAAGTGCTATTTATAGTGAGTTAATACCTAAAATAAATTCAGGTACAGTAGAATTGTTGGACGATCAGGATTTGTATATGCAGCTTTTAGGATTGGTTCGTAGGCCAGGAAAACGTGGAAGGGACGTAATAGACCACCAACGAGGTAAGCATGATGACGTTGCAAACGCGGCTGCCGGGGCGTTGGTGCTTACCAAGGTCAGGGATCCTGTAGAATTATGGTAAAAAAAAGCCCCAACATGATGTTGGGGCAAAGTGCCGCTCTCAGGGAGGGAGGGAAGTCATTTTACGATGATGATTTTAGCACGTTCTCGCACCTCTGTAAAGTGTTCAACGAACTCTTTTCCTGTTTCTTCTTCTAGTTTCTTTTTATTAAAGAACTTATAGGATTCTTTAGTGATTTTAATTGCGTGCGTATTACCTTCAATGAATCCATATTTTCCTTCAAAATGTTTTCTGATTTCTTTTTTCTTATTTTCTAATTCTTTGATCGTTTTGTCAAGGTGAACATACAGATCAACAAAACGTTTTAGCTTTTCTTGTTCGGTAATTTTTTTGGCCGTTTTTACAGTATTGATAGTGTCAATGGTAGCCATAACATTCTCCTTAAATATAAGTTAATTCTCTAATAAAAATTTTATATAGTTTTGTATTATTAGTGTTGGGCTTGTTGTTGTTCCCAACAACGATATATAGGATAACATCATCTTCTGAGAATGTCAATGGTGTTTTTGATTCATTAGGAATAGTAAAGTCCAATAGTTTTTCTAAAAACCCTACAACTTTTGTGTCTGTAATTTTGAATTTGTCAATATTTGGAATTTCTGATTTAAGTTGATCTACTTTAATTTCTAGAAAATTTAGCGTAGTATTTGATGGAATGTCTTTAATGTTTAACTTATTTACCATATAGTACATTTATTTATCCTCATTAAATATGGTTGATTTTTGCAAATTCAAAGTCGCCTTTAATGCTGTTTGAGCAATCAATATCCGTAGATAATACTAATAATTTTTTATTCAATATAGTTGCGTCGGTCTTGTCAATATAACCGTCTGTTACTAGCACATATAAATCAAAATCTTCATTTAGTTCTTTTGCGAAGACTAGTCCAATATTCATATCAGTACCACCGCCTCCAGACACTCTTATTCCTTGAAATTTGTTTTGTAGATTATCATCATGATTGAACTCACAAGCTATTTCTGCAGACGTATCACAAGTTATAATTTTACCACTTATCTTTGCGAATGTAGTAGCGGCAATTATTTCCATTAGTATATTAGTTAGACCCCGCTCCATAATACTTCCAGAAACATCTACAATGAAGCAAAGGTTTAATGTATTGTCATATGTTCCTGGTAGAATAAAGTCATCAGTAGATAGCGGGTTTCTAACAAAATATGAGTAGTCGTCATGTCCTTTAACAGTATTAACACACTGTGATACGATAAGTCTCCAATCTATAACTGGTGTAACAGCTTTGGTAAATAAAGACTTGATGATAGAATCCCCTTTTGAATCTCCAATAGCAGATTCAATGGACAGACCAGCTTGTATTTGTGATTTTAATTTTTCTAATGTTTCCTTATTTTTAGAATTAGAAATATTGTTCTTGTCAAATCCTTCTAAAACAGGATATTCTATGTTGGAATTTTTTGATTTTTTTAATAAGTATTCATAGATTTCATCGGTACTTCCAAAATTATCAAAGTTTTTATTATATAAGGCATTTTTTGGGAGTTTTACTTTATTTTCTTTTAATATTTTTCCATTAATATAAAAGTCTGCTGCTATGTTATATATATTAGGAATGATTTCCGGCATAAACATTCTATCAAGATGCCCTAAAACTGCATGCATTATTTCATGCAATATGATACCTGCTATACTATCTACTTTTTCTTTTTCTATAAATTTATCAGAAAAATAAACAACAAATTTATCATGTTCGTAAGTTACAAATGCAACATTAGTTGCATTTCCGGTCTGTTCTAAAATCCATTGTTCTTCTTTAATATTGAAACTGTTTTCATAAATAGCATATAATAAAAATTTATATTTTAATTGTAGTTTCATTTTTGCAGCTATTAGTTTTTCCTTTAGTTCCATTATTTAATCTCCTTATATTTCCTAATAATATTCACGTCGTTGCTTAGTTTTGATAGGAAAAATTGAGGATCAAAGTTTTTACTACTATTACCAATGATTTTATAGAATAGGATTAATTTTTCATCATCCATATAATCTAATGCTTTTCTTATATTGACAATAGCTTCGTCTTTTTCAATTAATGCGTCAATGGCATGAAAGGCTAGATTTACAGTCAATGCAATCTCAACACCTAGGTCTGATAACTTTTTCATTTCTGAGAAGTCGCCTGATTTGATTTTATCAATATTAGGCATTTTCTTTACATATTTTACATAGGTCATAAAATCTGCGGCGGCTCCTGGACCTACAATTCCTTGTAAATGAGTTAATGTTGGTTTAAAAATCTTTAACCAATCACTAACAAATTCCCATGCACGAAAGGTAGGAAAGCAAGTTTCTCCAGTTCTTGGAGGTTTATATCCGAATCTAGGTGCCCAGGATAGAAACCCAATAACGTCTTTATTAAACCCTTTTTTGATTGCGTGCGTAATAAAAGTTTTAACGCAAGGTTCAACATGGAAATGCATGTTGAATCTATTAGCAAGCGCAGGTAATAGAGGTTTGGCACCTGTGTTATCCTTTACTCGGTTTCCTGCCGCGATAATCATTACATTGTCGGGAAGTTGTGAGAACTCGCGAAGTTCTCTATCCAGAATAACGCGATAAGCTGCATGCTGTAATGATTGCGGGGCGTTGGTAATTTCATCAAAAAATAGAATAATATTTTTTGTTTTCGATGATTTAATAATTTTTTGATACCATTCAGGATTTCCCCAAACAAATTCTTGATTTCTGTTGACGTGTGGAACACCTAGAAAAGTAGCCAAATCCATTGTGGATAGTCGAACATCCACAAGCTCCATGTCAAATTCATCCGCAAGTTGCTTTACAATGGCACTTTTCCCAATGCCAGGTGCAGAGTGAATCATCAAAGACACATTAAGCCAGTCTGATTGAATAATTTTTCTAATATCATTTTTTACATCGGCGATATTCATTACTTACTCCGTCATTGGTTTGAACAAGTAGATTGTATCAAATAGGTTAGGGCGTGGTGTTTGAATGTTTTTATGTTAGTATAAATAAATTTTATAATAATGTTTTTATGGTTTTATTTTAGTTTGAATCCATAAGAAGTGATGATTGTTGGGTAAGGTTGTGCATACCTATAAGAAGGTATAAACGTTATATAGAATCGTTTGATTTCTAACTGAAAATGAGGAAGCAATCCACTATATTTTGTATTTATGCCTGTATATCTTACATAAGAGTTTCCCATTCTTAGCGGCCCAACATAAATACCAAAAGAAGAAAATAGTAAAGGTTTTCCTACACTATTTTGGAAAAACCCGTTTTGCCAGTACCACCCATTTTCTGATTTATAATCAAAGGCCAGTCCTGGGTGTATGTATTGTAGGCTTTTGTTTGCTTTGAAGTGGTAAGAAAACGCGATTGGAGAAAAGCTGAATTCATCAGAAAAAACGTTTGATGAAAATATAAATAATATAATTAGCAGTTTTTTCATGATACATTCCTTTGTTTATAAAAAATGGAGCCGATGGTGGGACTCGAACCCACAACCTACTGAGTACAAATCAGTTGCTCTGACCAATTGAGCTACATCGGCCTTGTTATTTTATTTATACCAAGGGCATCTGTCTGGGTGATTACAATAGGCTGGGTGTGCGTTCTCTAGTGATCCCATGGATTCAGGAACATTCCATTCACAAGAAGCACATGAACTTGGTTCTTCACCGGGGTCGTAGCATTTTCCACCTCCAGGTCTGTGTGGGAACGGATATGCATTGCATTTGCACGTTTCTGATTGTCGCTTCTTTTTTAATAACATTTAACCTCTCCATTTTTGTAATGAATAATACAATTCGGCTTATCATCAAAATATAAACCTTTGAATTCTGAGTTTTTTATATGATTTTCAATATATTTTTCTGCATTTTCTCCATAAATTTCAGGACAATCTGTGCCTTTATAAATTTCATGCCACCTGTCCCCACAACATGGACAGTCAATTCCTTTGTCTGCCCCATTAAAATATATCCCAATTTCTTTAGCTTTTTTCTCAGCTTCTTTGACAGAATTAGCTTCTATGATTGTGTAAATTGAATACTCGTTTTCTTTATATTTGAAATATCCATAAGAATTGTTTTGTACATAAGTATAAAACATAGCTATCACTCCGTTTTAATTTGGTGGGCCTGCCAGGGCTCGAACCTGGAACCAAGCGATTCAGTTATCCTTATGTTTCCATAAGGGCTGGACTATATCATCACCCTCAGCATTATCTGTTAGGGTGTCGGGCGCTATTGTGGTATTACTGTGGACGCCTCCACAACCCACTAGTCTCTGCACCTTTCAGTCAGGATCGTGACTGGCTTGGCTCAGGGTTGCCATATTGCTCATGCAATTTAGGTTTCCCTGAATTCACCCGATTTTTCAACCAACATTTCTGTTGGAAGTCACCTTCAAGGATGAGTCGCTCGCTCTACCGATTGAGCTACAGGCCCGGAAAGGGCAGCGATCCGCTGGCTGGTCGGACTTCAACCGACAGGCTAGCAACGCCGCCCTGCGCTACACAGCCAGCTTCACGCCATTAAATTTTAATTAACTCAAAGCCTCCTGTCAAGTGTCTATCCAGGTTTGTATATGAATTTTTCCAGTATCTTTATATAGATTTTCTAGTAGATGATATAAATTTTTTCCACCGTCTGTTAGGTCGTTATAGGTACATATCCATTCCCCATTACTCCAACCTGTAGAACCTATTGTTACTATAGCTAAGTATGGAATAGATACTAATTTGTCTGGAGAACTTTCATTATAAAAATTAGGAAAATGTTTTTTAATTTTGTTTTTATAATGATCAGTTTCTTTGACTGAATAATTAATAAACTCTACCGTAGATAGACTTGAAATATCAATATTTGGTAATTCTTCATCAAAATCATCACCTAAGTAAGATTCATCAAATATAATATGATTATACCCTCCAGCACATTGCATAAACCCATTATTTTCTGATTCATTAGGTACTACTACTAATCTTACAAAGGTACCACCTTCCCCTGTAGATTCCATTTTATCTGTAGGGAATTTTACGAAACCAGAAATTGCTTTTTTGTTTCTTCGGTTCATGGTTATTACCAATATATAAATGTGTTGGCGGGCATGGTAGGACTCGAACCTACATCTAATGGATTAGAAGTCCATTGCTTTATCCAATTAAGCTACATGCCCTGAGTAATAGTTAACTTTTTACATACTTACATTTTTTGTATTTAGCCTTTTGATCCTTTTCTTTTTGCAGTGCTTTTTTATAATTCTCTAATCGCCTTTCTGCGTGTTCTAATTTTTCAAAATGGCAGTACTTATCTACAAAATCATCAAAACTCCACCAATGATTATTATTTTCTTTATCAAGGAATTCCCACTGAAAATATGATGTTAATTTTCTAATGAAAAAATGATTATTACACTCTACAATATGAGGGTTGAATGGATTATAAATTTTCATATCTGACTCCTATAAAGATTCTGTATATTTTGCTTTTGGTTTTTTGATAGATGTTTTATATTTTTTAAGTCTTTTTATTGCGTCTTTTTTACAATCAAATCGACAAAATTTGTCTATATGTTCTGGGAAGTAAAACCAGTAATTTTCAGGCTCGTATTTAGATAAAAATATCCATCCAAAAATTGAAAACTTCCTAATATAATAGTAATCTTTTGTTTCTGCTATATGAGCACTAAATGGATTATAAATCTTCATAAAGATCACTCCGATCTTCTTTGCTATTAAAATGCACGAAAACTGTAATTATTGATAAAGAAATTCCTATCCAAAGGTGGGTATAAAATGATATGTTAAAACCTATTTCATAGCTTTTCGGAATATAAAGGTATCCAATCGCCAAGCGTTCTTTACGATCCTTGTCAATAAAGACAAGTTCTTTATATTCATGTTTTTTGTTCGTAATGATCTTCATAATATTGTAATTTAATTGGTGCCTCCAGAAGGACTTGAACCTTCGACCCACCGGTTAAAAGCCGGTTGCTCTACCAACTGAGCTATGGAGGCATTTCATGTCAAACTTCGTCTGCGAATGTAACAATAAAGTTATCTTTTGTCAATCGTAAAATTTGAACAGCGTCCTTATAATTAGTAAATAAAATGGGGTTATATGGATATAGACTCCATTCATACATACGAAATTTATCACATAAGTATAAATAACACGAGTGCTTTTCGCTATATTTTCTAATAAAGTATTTTTCTTTTGTGGTTATACAAATATGAGGTTCAGTTTCTTTATTATATGTATTATTAAGTTTAAAAATATTTTTTAGTTTCTCTAAAATAGAAAAGGAATGGTATTCAAATTCTTTTGGAAGATCATAAGACATTTTAAAATCCTTTGCACACTAACTGAGTAACCGCAAAGATTTGTCCATCTTCATTTCGTTTAGCAGAAGGACCTGTGTCGGGCGCAAATACATCTTCCCTATGGTCGTGCATATTGTCTAGTACCATCGAAGACACAAGATAAATTGTATTTGGTTTTGGTTCCGGTAGGTTTTTGATTTTTGTTGGTGTTCTTGTGATTACAGGAACCTTTTGATCGGCAATATCAATAGGTGGACATTCTTTTTCAAGCATTTCAACCCTAGCGACCTTTCCACTAGGTGGAACAGGTAAAATATTTCCATCAACCAAAATGTTTATTTGGTGTGGCGTTAGATTGATAACTTTAGTGATTTTCATAATGAATTTCCTCTATAAATGAATTGGTAGGGGAGGCGGGACTCGAACCCGCAAGGCTTATTTGCCGGAGAATTTTGAGTTCTCTGTGTTTGCCGATTTCACCACTCCCCCGCTTGTTCAATAATTACTACTTAATCAAACCCAAAAACATCCTTCTTTATAATCTATATATTCCCCTAATCCTTTGTCCACATATTCCCATCCATATTCATTCCCTTCTTCATCTTTTAATCCTAAGAAGATCATAGGACCACTAGACCAAGGACAATACTGTTCAAATTCTCTATAATATTTATTTGTTTTAGGATCATAAAATAGAAAAATATCAATAATATGTTCTCCGAACATCCCAAAGATTTCTTCAATTTTTTCCCTTTTTTCACAGTTTTTAAGGATATTCAAAGACTTATCACAATGGCCAATATATTGCGTCGTTCGCATCTTAACATTCCTCCGCCTTATAGAAAATATGATTGTCAATACGTTTTATTTTTGTAAATTTTCTCGACCAATAAGGTTTAACATAATCCGCATGGTAAAAACAAGCACCTGGAACAATATTAGTGTTCTCTTTGTTCTTATACAGTTCGTAGTACATTCTAGCAACTTTTTGGGCCTCTGTCCAGGCTTTTTTGTTAAGTTCGTATGATTTGAATAAACTATCGTTAGTCCAAGAAAATTGTTTATTACTAAAAATTACTTCACAATAACTCTTTCCCCACTTTTCCTTATATACTCGCCTTGTGGTTACTTCTGCGACTGCTAGTTTTCCAATATAAGGTTCTCCCCTGGCCTCGAAATAGATATTCAAGGCTAGGCAGTATTCATCCAAAGTTAAGGTATAGTTAGGATGAAAATACAAAAGCAAAACGGCGATTTTCATAAACATCAAAATAATTCCTCCCGAAGATAACAATTTTTATAGGTTATTTTTATTTTATTTATTATAATGATTGGTTCGTATTTATTATTATAATATTTACAATTCCATTTGATTTTGCATTTATCATTCATGCAAACCTTATTCATTATGTTATCTCCCTGTACATAATGTTTGTACCTTTTGATTTGGATTATACAATGATTCCTACGCCAATACAATCAAAGTTTTTGATGGTTTGCATAGGTAATGCTTATGTTTGAAAAGAAATATAAAAAGGAAGTAAAACAAAAAAAGTCTGATTTTCAAGAACAATATGAGAAAAACGCTAGGGAAATGCTTTATAACCCTAGTAAATTAAAGGAAATTATTGATGAAACTACACAAGAAGTAGAAGCAATAAAGGAAATGGAAAAACGTAATCAATCAGTTAGTCGCTATGTAAAAAAGGCTTATGATAATATTATAGAAGATTTAGGTGGAGAAAGCAATGTATCGTTTATAGAGTCAGAATTGGCAAGGCGCATGGCAAATTTATCATTAGTCGCTAATAATATGGAGACAATGATGGTTTATGATTATGAAAATTTTGATTTTGATAGGTATATTGTTTTGGTAAGAACACAAACCGTGTTAAGCAAAACCATAGGTGTGAGAAAAAGAAAACGTGATGAAAAAGAAATATCACTAGAGGATTATATTAGTCAGCTTGCAAATGATGATTAAAAAAGGGCCGGTATATCCGGCCCTTTTTATTATTCCAACGTATCTTTTTGTTGCACTTTTTCAATCAATAAATCTAAAGGCAGTTCAGGTTTTCTTAATTCTTTATAAATTGTTTTTAAAATGGCATATCCATTTTCTTTTTTTAGTAATTTTTTAACTTCTAGCAATAGTACATATGTATCTTGGCCAATATTTATTAACTCTTTTTTGTTCTGATTAAACAACAACAAGTTAGCGCAATCATATACTATCATTGCATGATTGATAGTTTTTTGCATTAACTCATCATTAGTTTTTAATATTTCTGTAAATAGAATAGCATCGTAATCCTCTAATGCTTTTTCAAAAGCCCAGGATGGAATTTTAATTGCAATAAAATACTCTCCATGCTTGTATGAATAAGTTAAAGTTAAATAGGTGGCATTTAATAAATTACTAATGATTCTGGCCTTTAACTCCGGTCTATGTTTTACCATTGGTTATACTCCTATATTAGTTAATCCTTTTCTTCTCTTTTTATGTTAAATAAACCGATGATTGCTCCAATAATAAAAGAAGTAATGATTAGTAAAACTGGATCATTCCAAATGGTCGAAAGGATACCCATACCGTAAGACGACATGAAAGCAAACAAAGCGGCTGCACCAATAATCCCAAGCATAATATAAAAAATTAATAAAAATATAGCTTTGATAAATTCAAACATGGTTTGTTTCCTCTTTGTATAAATTAAAAATTGATTTCATATTTACAATAAACGCTGTTCCACACGCTATTGTATTCATTAAATCCCCCATTCCGATGAACATAAAAAATCCTAGTCCAGTTAAAATTGCTATATAAATATATGCTAATAGTGTGATTACTGCCATACTTTAGTCCCATAAGAAAAAATGCCGCCATGATTAACATCATGGCGGCATTATGTTATTAAGCCGCAATGGCGGGTTCCACTTTCTTTTGCGCCTTTCTCTTCGGCTTGTTTTCCGGCTTCAGGTTTTTGGTTTCGGCGATCGAAGGCCGGGGCCGGTTTTTGGAACCCTTGGGACGTCCGCGCTTTGCCTCAACGGTTGGGTACAGGGCATTGACCTTGTAACGGGTCTTGTTGGGACCCTCAATAGTCATCAATTCCCAACCGTTTTTCTTGAGTTTGGACATGATGATTCGGACATACTGTTCAATGTCCTTGGCAGTAGCGCCAGCACGTCGTGCAGCTGCGGTAGCTTCCTTCATGGTGCAGCCGCGTTCCCGCATAAGGCACTTCCAAATAGCATGCGCGACTGAACCCTTGGTCGGCACCTTGGAAACGGGACCGATTGCCTTGTCATCGACTTTTACCAGGATATTCATTTTACTACTCCTCTTGTGGTTGATAATGGATTATTCCCAACAGGGAATGGTGATAGTATATAAAACCCTGCACCCGATGTCAATAGTTTTTTCTAAAAAATTTTTATTTACAATACAATAACTTACAAACTTGTTCCATTCTAGCTTTGGTTTTTATATAATAAGACGATGGGTAAATACAAGGAAGCATGAAATGGATTCGTATATTATAAAAGCTGTTTATTTGGCTAGTCAATCCCCTTATCGGCATAAGATCGGCGCCGTAATAACTGACAAAAAGGGTAAAGTAATATCAACAGGTGTAAATATAAGAAAGACTCATCCTAAACAATTTTTGTATGCACAAAAAACAGGGAATGAAAAAAAGATATATCTACATGCTGAAGTTTCTGCCTTAGTCAAATGCCGAAAAACCCCACATTCTATATTT